GATTCTTAAAATAGTTTTTGATTAATAATGAATGCCGCCATTTAATCGAAAACGGCGGCACGGTTTGGCTTAGAAGTGGTAATCAATGATTCCGCCGACATAGAACGTCTGGTTTGTGCCTGAAACGTCCTTAGCCCACACCCAGAGAGGAACCGGATAGCCGAATTCCTCGTCATGGATATAGAACCCGGAGAAATAGACACCGGACGCCAGACGTTTCATCTTGTACAAATCGAGTTCGCCGGCCGCTTCCACTGACAACGCCCTCCATCTTTCGATGAAGTCCGCTCCGCATCCTGAAAGGATGTTTTCCCCGTCAAGGGTAAAGCCGACCCTTTCAAGCTGGCTCCGCAGCCATTCCAGCTCGATCTCCCTGTCATCCGTGTCTGAAACGTAATCGATACATTCGATTTCGCCTCTTAGTTGACATAAATCCAAATCGGCCGCTTTAAGCCATTCGGATTTGTCAATACGTTTTCTGGTTACTTGAATGATTCTTGAATGCGCCATATTCTGAAATATTTATTGGTTGATAATCGTGGTAAAAAACGGCGGCGCGTTTCACAACGGACCGCCGTCAAACCTATTATGACTGCACGCGCGGCGCGAACCGACACGCCGCGCGCAATTCGGCTTATTGCAGATTCTTGAACGCCTCCCTGAAGACATCGGAGATAAACGTTTTCCCATTCACGCGCTCCACCTGTTCGTGAAGCTCCTTCCCTGCTGTTTCGGACAGCCTGCGAAGATTTTCAAGGCAGTCCATGATTGTCTTATTTTCCATGTTCTTTAATCTTTGGTTCATAGAACCCGCACGGAGGACTTTTCGCTCCATGCGGGCAAGCGGCAACAGACCCTTCATTTCGGCCTGTAAAGGACGCAGTACAGCTCCTTCGTGGGGGCAGACCATTCCCCTCTCCGGTACCACGCGTAGACGTAGATCTTGTCGCTTCCGCGGTAACCGCGCGGATTGTTGTCCCAAAACGGCTTTTCCAGATAGTCGCTGTTTTCGGCGGCGATTCCCGCCGCTTCTGCTCTGGCTCCGTCGCCGACGTTGCCCCAGTCCCTTAATGTGATCCTTCTTCTCATAATTCTTGCTTTTGTTTGTTAAAAGAAAAGCCGTGCGAAATCAATCACACGGACCTTGAATGGCTACAAATAATAAAACATTGCGGATGTACGGCCAATTATAGCGTATAACTTACCCGTTTTGTCGCCACGGAGTAAACCTCCATTGCAACCATACAGGCCCGACGAATACCCAATTTGTGTTATGGGTTCGTGTATTTGTCCGCATTGTGTAATATTCTCTGCCGCGCCATTCCTTATAAGGCGGCGCAACTCTTTTTGTGTCATTTTTTCCATATCTAAAAATTTTGGTTTATCGTACTCCCACATGAAATTAACCACGTGGGAGTGTTTGACTAACGGTTTTCGTACTCAAAATTTGAATACCAATTTGCGACCTCCTCCAGAGCGAACCACGCAAAAACGTTGTATATCTGGTCCAAATCTGAATTGTATCGACCATACAATGCACGCCCGATTTCATCCTCTGAAAAATTACCTTTAACGCCGCCGAACGACATCACCATTAAAAGCGTGTTTTCGCCAAGCTCAAATGCTAAATCATTTAACCGCTCGGTGATTATCTTTCGGTTTCGTCTCCAAAATTCAGAAGTTTCAGAGTAATAAATAAAACCGATAAAACCACCAGCAGCTCCGCACGGAGAACTTGAAACATTCTTCAAATAATCTTGGAAATCATTCCAATCATAACCAGATTGCCGCTTAACTGCCTTAATCAATTTACCGTCCGTGTTCGTGAACTCAATAAAGTTCTTTAATGTTAACTTTGCCATATTCATTAATTTTAATTGGTTTATAAAAGCACCGCCCCCAATTATCGTACTCGGAGCGGAGAATCTGGCTTAAGCGGTATAATCATAACCAACACCGCAATAATGGTAATTTCCGTTGGCTAATTTTACCAATCCTCTGTAAATCGTACAGAGTTTCACCTTTCGCGCCTCCATACTATTGTAAAGGGCGTGAATCTGTTTTGCTGCATCAATTCTTTTCATATTATTGTTTTATTGGTTGATGATGACAGAGCAGCACGGAATTATCGTACCGCTCCAGACTTTAGGCAATGTGTACGACACATACATTATCGTACATCTTCACGACTTCAACGTGGAAATACTCACGCTGAAGCTCGGCTATCTTTGCCTCCAGCACACGGAGGCAAGGAAATTTAATTCTCTTGCACATGATTCAAAAATTTAATTGGTTTATCGTACTGCCTGGCATCGGCACGACATCAGGCAGCTTTTTATGGCAAATTCAAATAAGATTAGAGATTATTCTCCAATCTTAAAATTTCCTTATAATACGACCGCAAGAATTTACGGCCGTATTTCGTACTGCTCCACCAAAAAACAATAATGGAGCAATATAATACGCCAAGCAGTACGCACATTATCGTACTGCTCAACAACAAAATCGCAGGCGCGAACAATGCGCACGCCTGCAAATGCAATTTAATTCGTTTCATCTTAATTCTTGTTGGTTGATTGTTCCCTCCACGTGAATTGCCGTACTGCGCACGCGGAGGGATGGCGGGCTAAATGGAGATATTTCTTGTAATCTCCATTATTTCCGGAATCAAATTCCGGTTCATATAGAAACGGGATCGCTCTCCCGTTATGATTTCACGGGCGACGCAGCCGGCGTCGACCATGAAATTGAGTGGCAGAGTGCGCCACTCATGACGTTTCACGACCCCGTAGTCGTGGGGGCCGTGAATGTACGAATACTGGAAATCTTCCAGTTCGTGTACTCTCCCGTCGGAGAGTACACGGAAATAACGCGGGGTGTCGAGCGTGCCCCCCGTATTCATATCGGGGGTCAGCTCCGTCAATCCCTCGGGGTTGTCGACGGAATGCAACAGCCCGTGACGGCGGGCGGACTCATTCGCAACCGCGTTGCGCACGCGGTTGACATAATAGTTTACTACGGTAAAGTTTTTGCCGGTAATCTCATTCTTTATTTCGTTGATTGTCATAATCTTATACACTGAATCCGTGTCGTGCGCAACTTCTAAATTGGTTATAAAATAGTAGACGGCGCAAAAATCAATTCACGCCGTCCGATTAGCCGCGGTTTTTGCTTTCGCTTCTGTTATCTTATTGCTTCGTTTTCTCCTAATGGAAAGCAAATACCACATTATTTCACGCATAATTACGGCGGTCTTTTCAGGGTGTCCGCATAACCTCCATGGCAGATTTATTTTGCTTACAACGTTACTATTTTCTGCATTTTCAACGATCGTTTTTATGGGAACCACCCAAAGGAAACGGCAAAAACCTTAATTTAAGAATATGATTGTTCATGCGTTGTTTTTATTCCTTGTTCTGTTTGTGAAAATATAAAAATACATTCCATATAAAAACAATTCCGCAAACAGGAAACAAAAACAACTATTTCAAAGAACTAACATACAAACCGCCTCCGCGGATTTACTTGCATGCCCGTATCTTTTCAGATACACGTAAAAAATATGTGCGCTTTGCGAGATTCGCACCCACTGCAAAAATTGCAATTCTAAAAATATAAAGCGCAAAATTACCCACCTAAAATAAATCAGGTGGGTAAAATCATTGCAACAACAAGGATATATTAGATTTATGGCTTATTCGTCAAGCCCCAAAGATTGCAAGTACTCATTATAAAGATGGTGCTTCGCTTCTTTTATTTGCTTGTCGGTTAATTCCAAGCCGACAAGACGGGCACCGTCTTTCATGCACTCAATACGTGTAACCGTTTCTTTTGTCTCGCAAAAAGCGGCAAAGTCAAGACGTTTTGCGAGACGTTTTGCGAAGACGCGCTTCGCGTCCTCCACTTTCAAAATTGACTTGATAACATTCAGAATATTTGTTTCATTCACTTGTCCGACGGAGAACAAGTAAAAACATTTTTTACCAACCTTAACGGCTGGTATAGCGTCATCGGTTGGCTTTGCTTCGCTTAATGAATAAGCGAAATTTTTTGTAATACGTTTTATTTCACGCAAACCGCCGAAGTCTTGAATGTCCATGCGGATGTTTCTTAAGAGTTCGCACGCCCTTTCGTCTGTTACAACCTGAACGGCTTTTGCCTGCTTTACGTCGTTTACTGAATTTGTCATAATAGCACCGCTTTTTCCACACGAGAGCAAAAGCGGCAAACGCTTTAAATTAAACAATAGCCGCGCGGCTGCAATCGAATGCGTAAACACACTATATAAAATATAGCTGCTTGCCGCGCGCATATCCTTGTTGTTGCATATTTCAAAGACAGATTAGGGGGCTTTGTTCATCATCCGATTACTTAACCTTTCCTTATCTTTTCACTTGCAAAATTACTACATTTTTTGCGTAAATGCAAGTAAATCAATGAGTTATATTTGTATATGGTGCATATATTAAGTTAATATTAAGTTAATCGAACGCCAATTCTGTTAAGTAACATTAACAATATAACAAACAAAGCGTATATTATGCAGAATATTGTATATTAATACGATGGTATGCTGCACAAAAATTAACATGGCAAAATTCAAAAAGCATGCCAAAAGTTGCAATAACAAAGAATATATGCGTATATTTGCAAACGAAATAAATATGCAAGTAAATTTATATTTATGCAGATGAGGACAAGGAAAGAGAAGGGAGAGAAGGAGGAAGTGGCAAGTGTCAAATAATTTAACATTTAAAAGTATAGCAAAAAGTATGCCAAAAATAGCTTTAAATTGTTTGTTATATATAGTAACAAACCCACCCCCGGGGCTGTTACGCTTGTAAACAAGCAGTAGTAACCCCACTTAAAAATTTTTTCTTCCCAATTTTTTATTTTCTTATTTCATTATTCCGAGTGTTTCTTATTGTTAAATCCCTGAAATGACGAAATTTTGACAAAACCACTAAATGTATATTTATCCATCATTTCTCATTGTTAAATATGTTTAATTATTCTCTTATTACTACATATGTTGTGTAGTATATGTATATTTATTCTTATATTTGCATTATTGACTTTTATCGTTTTGGTTTAAGGGGGGGCAAGCGGCGTTTTTCGCTGGACAACGTGCTCTTGCTTCCTTGCAATCATGGGGTAACAGCGGTGTATATGGGCTTGAAAATCCTACACCAATTATACACGAACCCCGGGAAACGTACACAATGAGTGAATGAAAGGTATTGTCTCATGACAGAGGGAGAGAAATTGGACATGATCTACGCTTCATTATTGGAGCAGTCAAAAAACCCGAAATATGCGTTCGGTTCGTTGAGGGGGAACTGGGGTTATACGAACAGTCCTTCGTACAATGACAACAAATCGCGCTTTGACCAGTCGATGGAGCTGTTCGCCCGTGACTGCGGCCTGCGTTATTATAACGGGAGCTATTATTTTTACAACGGCAAGATATACGACGTCGCATCGACAGAAGTCGTCGAGATGGCGTATGAAACGTTGCTTCGCGATTTGTGCCTGGCTCCGATGATGCACAAGCCCGTTGTCCGGCGCGAGGGTTTCATGCGCACGGTTGCGTTTCGCAATTCGTTCGTTCCCCGTCTTGATCTGATCGGTTTTGAAAACGGCGTATTGGATTTGAGCGATCCGAAGAATCCGTCGTTTGTCCCGTTTTCCGCTGCACTGCCGATTACGTATTACCGTCCGTACCGTTATGACGGGAATGCGAGATGCGACCGCTGGCAGTTCTTCCTGCGCGAGGTTCTTCCCGACAAGACGTCGAGGACGATATTGCAGATGTTCCTTGGACTGGGTCTGACGCAGCGCGACGTGGCGTTTTCGGAAAGCTGGCGTCATAATGCAGGAAAGGTTGAATTGTGTCTGCTGTTGATTGGCGGCGGAGCGAACGGCAAGAGCGTCATCTTCGATGTCATGCGCGCGCTGTTCGGTGATGCGAAGATAAGCAAGCTGGACTATTCGACGCTGACCGCCGGTGGTGATGAGGGGCTTCGTGGTCGTTTACCCATTCGTGGGATGACGTTCAACTGGTCGAGCGACAGCAATCCGAGGAGATTCGGCGGGAGCAGAAGCGAGCAGAACCTGTTCAAGCAGATTGTGTCGGGTGAGCCTGTTCCCGTTCGTGGAATCGGCCGTAACATCGAGATGTGCGACGAGGTGCCGTATCTGATATTCAACATGAATGCCCTTCCGAATATCGACGACGATTCGAATGGAATGATAAGGCGGTTGCAGATTATTCCGTTTGACATAACGGTGCCGCTGTCGAAGCGCGACCCGAACCTGTCGGCGAAAATCATACAAAATGAATTGCCGGGTATCTTCAACTGGGTGATGCGCGGGACGAAGGAGCTGTTCCGCAGGAAGTTCCGTTTCCCCGATGCCGAGGGAAGTCGGATGGCGATGCTCAAAACCCTTGTCACGCGTTCCCCCATCATCGCGTGGGTCAAAACGTATAATATCCGCTGCGACAAGGAAGCACCGAACGAGGTCCCGATTCATATCCTTGGGAATGACCTCTATGCGGCGTTTGTCCGTTTCTGCAAGGACAATGACGTTGACGAGACGTTGATTCCCACGTCAAATCGTTTCGGCCGCGATATGCGCGACAAGCTGAATTTCTTCAAGAAGCGCACGGGAAGCGGTGTTTATTATGAGGTGTACGGTATCACGCTTGACAGGTTGAAGCAGCCCGTGTTTGTTACGGATATTCAGGAAATCGAGGGTGAAGCGGATGATGACAATGAATCATTCATTAAGGACGACGACTAAAATGGGAAAGGATTTGGCAGGGTATTGTGGTAACAGTGGTGCTAATTTATTGAAGTATCTTCAAGATAAGGATTGTGGTAGTTGTGAATGGTTACCATTGAATGGATATGAGAAAAGGTTTTTAATATCATCAAATGGTGTTGTTTATTCTCTTTCAACTTTTAAACAGATGAAGCTATCAACACTTCCTACTGGATATGTATATTTGCCAATAATGCTTCAAATTCCTAAAAGGCATGTTGTGACTGCTTATATACACCGACTTGTTGCACTAACATTCATTCCGAATCCATATAATAAGCCGACAGTAAACCATATAGATGGAGACAAAAGTAATAATTCTGTCTCAAATTTAGAATGGGCAACAATGTCTGAACAGAATTTCCATGCTATTCAAGCTCTTCATCATAAACGTAATACAAATAAAATATTAGAATTGAATCACTCTAAAAGAGTTTTTTCGGCAGATGAAGTTCTGTTTATTCGTTCAAGTAGTCTTACTGCGAGCGAGATTGTTAAAACTCTCGGAAAAGGTAGTGAGTATATTATTCATGATATAAGAAGATTTAAAACATATAAAGACATATAAATTGCATGAGAGATTGGATAGGTAACAAGAATAGCCTTTTTAAAGTTATTGGTGCATCAAATCATTGTGAACATGAAAGAGAACCCAATGAGTACTACGCTACCCAACCGAAGGCGGTTGAGTTGCTGATGGATTTGGAATCATTTGATAAGAATATCTTGGAGCCGTCGTGTGGCGAGGGCCATATATCCGAAGTGCTGAAAAGACATGGCTATAATGTTGTCAGCCGTGATTTGATTGACCGTGGATATGGAGAGGTTGCAGACTTTCTTTCGGATGACAATACGGAATGGAATGGCGACATTATCACAAATCCGCCATATAAATACGGCTGCGAGTTTGTTGAAAAGGCGTTGCAGATAATACCATATGGTCATAAGGTTGCAATGTTTTTGAAGGTACAGTTCTTGGAGGGCAAGCGCAGGCGAAAGATGTTCGATATTACACCGCCGAAGCGTGTATGGGTGAGCAGTTCACGCTTAAAGTGTGCGATGAATGGCGACTTTGATAAAACGGCAAGCAGTGCAGCGTCTTATGCGTGGTTTATTTGGGAGAAAGGTTTTCATGGCGATACAATCGTTAAGTGGTTCAATTAAACAATGATTTCTCTATGATAAACGAAACGGATCTGAAGATTGAGAAGATGAAGATGCTCAAACGCATCGGCGAAGCCGTCAGGGACTTTGTCGGCAGAACGGGTTATGACAACGTGAGCATTGGTGCAACGTGTTGTAATGGCGAGTTTATGACACATGACGGCATAATGCACGAGGGGCTTCATATCGAGTTCATGTGTGATTATTATAACAGCGAGGAGGACGATGATGAATAGATTTTTCGAGGTCGTCGACCGAACATACGGTAAACAGATGATAAACCTTGACAATGTCGAGATATTGTCAGAGAAGTCATACGAGATTGTCATGACGGGCGGCAAGCGTTTCAAGATTATCAAGGAGAGCTTTGACGGTTTGCTTGCGGAGCTGAAAAAACCGTATTCCGATGCGGTGGCGGAGAGAATGTGCCGGTTGCAGAATGACCTGACGGTGGCGAAGCAGGCGATTGAAAACATCTACGCCTCGCTGCTTGATTCGACCATTTCGCTCTCCGCCTTTGGAGCTGTGGATGATGAGAAACTTGACGGAATACTGTCGGGGTGTTATAAAGAAATAAAGAAACTTCAAAACAGATAATAAATGGCAGATTATTCAGATATGATGCGTGGTTTTACGCAGTTTATGGACGAGATCGATCGTGAAATGTATCAATCGAAAGAGAGCGTTCAGTTTCCCGACGAGATTGACTTATACAACTTCTTTGAGCAGTGGGGCGGTCGAGCTTATTGCGTTTTTAGAAGTTTTCAATTCACGCCAGTAGGGCCGAGATATGATTATGACTGTCAATCGCTCCAACGCTATCTTTCGTTGTATAGTTATTGTTCACAAATTAAATATCACATCGGACAAAACCGCTATTATTCAATCAAATTCAAGGATAGAGGCGTGTTCCTTGTGAGCGAGAAACGTTATAACGAACTTAAGGCAAAGAAGAAGTAATAATATGAAAAGATTTATCGAAGTTACTGTTGTTATTCAGAAAAAAGTTTCCTCTGAATATACATATCAAAATATAACTCGTAAGTACAAACGCTTGATAGATTTGAACGCCATTTCAACGATTTATAAGGATTCAGAAAACTTGATAAATTTTGAAGGTGGGCTTTGCCTTTCAGTTTCCAATGAAAGTTATGACATTGTTCGTGACGCTCTACTGAAAGACGGTGCATCAAATAACGGTTGCGCAATCGAAGAAACGCGTCCTAATATCGAGGTGTTAGATGAACATCGTAATATAGCCAACAAGCTCTGCGAGTTGCAGCACGACCATACATGGATAAAGCAGGCGGTCTGCAATCTGACTGCAATGATGAAAAAAGGAAATACGGACTATAAGCCCGCACTTTTGATAGGTTGCAATGACGAAGACCTTGACGCATTGTTTTCTGCTTGCTACGAAGATGTACGTAAAATGCAGGAGCGCATTAAAGAACTGGAGAGACAGGTGGAAATTATGACAGAACCGAAGAAAGGGATATAAAATGGATTTAATAAGAGAATATGCGGATGCCCATGGATTATTGCGAGATAATTATAGATGCACTGGCAGAACAACACGCCGTTGCGATGCCTTTATACAAAAATTATTTCAGAATGTCGGAAAAGAGATTCAAATATCTGACCATTATGGAACTAGCTCGGCAGACGAGATGCTGGCTCGTAAGATTATAAGGCGATTAGAATTAGAACATCCTCATGTTAAACCGAATGTTCGTTTTAGTGGTCGTCGTGTTTTTATGAGTATAACAGACGATAAAAGGTAAGCTATGTATATAGTCCAAACAACAGATTTGTTCAATTTCCGTGATGTATTTGCATCGAGCCACCCACAGGTAGCCTTTGAGTATATGAAGGGGTTGGAAAAACATCATGGTAAGGTGTTTAGAATTATCAAGCGGCAAATATGCTCCAAGAGTTTAAGAACGACATATACCCTCGCAGGCTGTGGGTTACTACAAGTTGGGATGACGTAAAGGATAAATTCGTATCTCATGGAGGCTATGAGTTTGAGAAGTCAGAAGACGCATACGCTACTACCTATCCACAGATGATGCGAAAGGCAACTGGGAAATATGGAGTATTGATAGTCTTTTACGACTGTTCTAAACTCTGTGGAAGCAAGATTGTTGAGAATATCGCCCACGAAAGTCTGCATGCAGCAAACGCCATTTTCGATGAACTGGGAATTGAATACAGTCTGACACACGATGAGCATGCCGCATATATGGTTGGCTGGGTGGCGAGGTGTTGTTGGAAAGTTTTACAGAAAGAGATTTACAAATAAAAACTAAAAGAGTATGAAACGAGAATTTAAGTTTGAAGTGGGTCAGCATGTCGTCGTGAAAGATAAATATTCGGCGATAAACCCGTTGCTCCCCAAGTATCCCTGCAAGATCAAGAGCAGGTATTCAGACGGAGAGGACAATGTCTACATCCTCGGCACCGGGGAGGGCAACGGTGTCGTCTTCCTGGAAACGTCCCTGGCGTTATACGAGGGAGACATAGAGGAGCAGATGCGGAGCGAGATACTCGATCTGCAGCGCAGGGTGAAGTTCCTCGAGGACAGTATCGACCGTCTGAATACCAGCATGGCCGTCGGGTTTTAAAACTATTAAACAGAACAGTTATGGCAGTGACGAAAGAAGAGCTGGCGGTATATCTGTCAGAGAAGAGCGGCGAGACGATAACACGCTCAAAGCAGTTCATTGACGATTTCATTGACGTGGTGGCGGATGTGCTTTCGTGTGGCAAAGAAATCAACCTCCGTGACAGTTTCAGGCTAAAGGTCATCGAGCGCAAGCCGAAGAAGGCATACGACTTCACGAACAAGACAACGATTGATGTGCCTGCAAAAAAGGTATTGAAATTCGTTGCGGGAAAGGATTTTGAGGAAAGGGCATTAGGACGATGAGCAGCGAAGTAAAGATTGTGCTCGAAGGCGGTGTTACGCCGAAGAAAGCAACCGAAGGTGCTGCTTGCTATGACCTTTATGTCCCGGAGGACTTCAAATTGAAGCAAGGGCGGCAGGTATTGCCGCTCGGCTTCCGTATGCAGCTGCCGAAGAACATGGCGGCAATCATCAAGCCAAGAAGCGGTTTTTCGTCAAACGGCATCGGGGTTACGTACGAGCAGCTGTGCGAGTTGTATACGAAGCGTCTTGATGCGGATGTATTGCTCGGTACGATAGACAGCGATTACACGGGCGTTGTTGGTGTTATCATTGATGTTCACGATGAGTTGTTGGCACACACATTCATCGCCAAGGGTACACGCATTGCACAGATGCAGCTTGTCGAAGTACCCGAAACGGAATTCAGGCAGGTTGATGCCCTTGACGAAACAGAGCGCGGCGACGGTGGTTTTGGTCATACGGGCGTAAAGAAGATTGTTAAACAGAGTGAGAAGCCGAAGCGGAAAGCAGGCAGACCACGAAAAAAGTAGGTTTTATGGATAAGATTAAATGTAATATCGAGGTCGAAGTAGACAAGGGTTTGTTTTATGCTATAAGCGCATTTCTCGACCACCCTTTGAGTGACGAAACTATTGGTGCTATAATGAACAAAGGCTCTTATAGTATAAGCATTTCAGACTTGGGATTACCCAACGAACAGAAACAGGGTCTTTCGTTGGCTATGGCTTCAATCATCGTAGGAAAGCAGTTGGAAAAAGAAGAAAAGAAAGGAGGAGAGTGATATGTCAAAGGTATTTATTGGAATTGATCCGGGGCGAGCTGGAGGTTTGGTATCACTTGATGAAAACGGCAGGGCGTTGCAGGTCGCGAAGATGCCCGAGACAATGGGTGGTATTCTGCAGTTCTTCCAGCAGTACTCTAATGACGACGCTGTGTGTTATCTGGAAAAGGTTCACGCACGTCCCGGTGACGGCGCAGCGAGCATGTTCAAATTCGGGCAGGGTTTCGGATGGCTTCAGATGGCATTGCTGGCAGCGAAGATAAAGACCGTTGAAGTGCTGCCAAACGCATGGATGCGCGGCCTCGGCATCAAGTCGAAGAAAAAGGACGAGACGAAGACTGCATACAAGAACCGTCTGAAATTCGTTGCCGAACAGCTGTTCCCCGAGCAGAGGGTAACGCTGTGGAATGCGGATGCTCTGTTAATCGCTCACGCCCTCTATGTTGCAGGCAAAAAGGGAGAGATTAGCGCGAATCTGGAGGATTGATCATGGCAGCAGAGAACGTAAATCACCCCTCACACTACAATCACGGCAGGCTGGAGTGCATTGACATCATGGAGGATGTGTTCGGCATTGACGAGACAAAGGCCTTCTGCAAGCTCAACGCGTTCAAATATCTGGTCAGAGCCGAACTGAAGGGCAATGAATCAGAGGATATTGACAAGGCATTGTGGTATCTGGAGAAGCATCAGGAACTTGCCAAGAGACAGGAAACAGAACAAATCATGAACAACGTTTGACTTATGGAACAGAAAGGATTGGAATCTGGCAGAATCTACCATGCAGGCAATTTTATCATAATGAAGTTCACACGTACGCTCACGGGCAAGCAGATGCGCCGGCTGCGTGACGCAATGAACATCCCGCGTGACGTTCAGAAGCGTCTGGAGCGGAACGGCATGCAGTTCATCAAGGCATCGACCGTCAGCGGCTCATGGAGCGTTGAATGGGCGTTCGGCATGTCGTTCTTTAAGGCGATTGACGAGATGCCCGTGAACGAAAACGGAGAGTTCTACGGGACGGCACTTGACAACCTCACGATGATACTCACGTGCATGTTCGCCGACACGTCTGTCGTCGGCGACATGGAGTACATGACGGAGAAGCAGAAGCTCATGCACGGGTATTTCGACCGCATGGCGAAGAAAGGCGAGCCGACAGAGGAGGAAGCCAAGGAGAGCGAGAAAGCAGCCGACGAGGTGCTCAAAAACGAGGAGCACAGGGCGACGTTGATCAGCATGGCAAAGGAGGTGGAGAATGACGGACAGGACGGTTGAGCAGTTGCAGGACTATGCGAAACTGCTGGACATACTTGTTCTCATTGAGCATGCGCTTGACGGCGGTCGCATGGAGTTCCCCCTCCCGGTATTCAACGACGAATGGACCGGAAATCAGGTCGAGAAGATATTCGGAATGATTGCGGAGCGAAGTTAAAATCAAAAAAGGGCGATTCTCTCGAACCACCCTCTATCAACCAATAAAATTAAGAATTATGTACAAGTTAAACCATTATGACAAATTCAGTCTTTGCTCGTAAGCATAAATTCAAAATTCTGTTGCAAAGATAGTCATTTTTGCGGCGCAAGACCTATAACAAAAGTTAAATTTTCAATACTACACAAATTATGTACTATTTTTCTTGTTGCTTCATAATTTATGTAGTATCTTTGTCTGTAAATATTCTGCGCTACACAAAAGGAACAAATCTTATAAAGAGATTCATATCTTTTTTACATAGATGAGGTCGTTGAACGAAGTGTAGCTCGTTTGACGGCCTCACGCTTTTTGAGGACAGATGAAATACATAAGAAGGTCATTGATAATGGAATGCTTCGGCGACAAAGAGCTGCTGAAAGCACTCGCAATGGCGTATCTCATCAAGCACCGAACAAAGTCCTCGAAAATCCGTCATTATTCAATCAATCTTATTCACTCCATTACGGGTATTCATGCAAACACAATCAAAAAACGCTTGCAAACGCTGAACGAATATGGGCTTATTCTCATCGAAAAGGACAATCTCATCATTCGTTCAGCGTCAGCAAGCACGCAAAACGGAACATGAACATCGGTCGGATGGACTTCACAAACGTAAAGACCGTTGAGAGATCATTGCAGGCGTTACAGGTCGTTTTCATGCAACAGCGTAAGGATTTCTGCAAGCATACTATTCACAACGCACACCACGGCTTCAATCAGAAGAAGATTAAGGCGGCGAGGAAAGCGTGTCGGAAGTATGGTTTCGGGGATAAATACGCCGAGCGTGGACTGTCGTATGCAACGATAGCAAGAAAACTCGGACTGTCGGTTGCCACAGCATTCAAAGTCGTAAAACAGGGAGTACGGAAAAAGTACTTCAAGAAGTTAACACACTTCGCATGGACTATTCTTAAAGGTGTCTGCGGAATGGATATTCAAGGATATACATTCACGACAAAGAACTATGGATTCCAGGTGCAGGCTAACACGTACAGGGTCGGCTGTCGGTGGAGGTAGTACAGCATGGTAACATATAGATTATAAAATATGAAGACTGAAAACAAAGTGAATATGGGAGAAAACGAAGTAAAAGTATTTGAGAATAGTCAGTTCGGTAAAATCCGAGTTGAGATTATTGGTGGAGAGCCGACGTTCTGTTTGATTGATATTTGCAATGCGATTGACATTTCAAATTCAAGAAACGTAAAGGAAAGGATAGACAGCGATGATGTCCGTCTGGTGGACGTCACCGACGGTCTCGGCAGATTACAGTCCACGACGTTTGTTACTGAAGGGGGAATGTACGACGTTGTGGTGAGAAGTGACAGCCCCAAAGCGAAACCGTTCAGGAGGTGGTTGACACATGAGGTCGTGCCCTCGATAAGGAAGACTGGTGAATACTCTATGCAGAAGAAACTTCCACAGACGTACTCCGAAGCTCTGCGGGAACTCGCAGACAAAGTCGAGGAGAACGAAGCTCTGAAAACCGAGAATCGGAAGATGCTGCCGAAAGCCAGCTACTTTGATTCTTTAATTGACAGAGGCCTCAACGTATGCTTCCGTGATGCTGCAAAAGAGATTGGCGTAAAGCAAAAGGAGTTCATTGCCTATTTGATTGAAAACAAATATGTGTATCGCAACAAGGCCGGCAAGCTGCGCCCTCACGCCGATTACGACAACGACCTGTTTGTCGTCAAGGACACGAAAAGCGACGGCAACGGCTGGGCGGGCGTGCAGACCCTCGTAACGCCAAAGGGCAAGGAAACTTTCAGGTTGTTGCTTAACGTGTAACTATGAGACGCATATATTTTGAGAACTGTCTTTTGACGAAACTCGGCTTTCGGCTGGTTGATGAGGAACAGGGTGTGAGGACATACGCTAAATACGACGGAGAGATATGCGGCCGTCCGATTTCCCTCATGGAAGTCGCCACGTCCCCGCTGTTCGTCCATGTGTCATTCAAACTTGACAGGAAACACTGGGTGTTCTGGAAAAAGATGTGGGTGCGGAACGAGACTGTGAAAGCGGAGAGTCTCGAGGAGATATTCGATATGTTTTTCAAAGAGAACAAAAAAGAAATCAACAAATATCTAAAAATGCAGTAATATGAAGAATGAAACAAAATTAAAGAAGGTGATTGGGTTCTTGAAAGAGAACAACATCAAGTATATTGAGCGTAAAAAACGATACGGGCACAGTGATGTCTTCCTGCCCGACACGAAGGTGGCCGTCAAGATTGACGGTGAGGACAGAGACTGCTTCTATAAGACACATAAGGGCAGATGCTACCCCGTGTTCATCCGTGATGAGGACACGCCGAAATTCGTGCTGGAGAAAGTGCAGAACACGATAATCATGTCGATGACGAGGGCGCAGCAGTGGGTGATGCGCAAAAAGCAGAAGGAGGAGAACAGGCGCATCAATGCAGAACAGATGAAGCTGTGTGCCGAGAGGAAAGCGGCAAAGGCTGCGAAGGAGGCAAGATTGGCTGCAAGGAGAGGGGGCAGAAGATGAAACAGAAACCTATTATGAATGGCGAGAATATGGTTAAGCGCACAGAACGTGGGTGGGCTGGCCATTTTTGTTGTTCCGATAGATGCAACTTTAGAAGAAATACCCTTTTAGAATATGAGGGAGAATTTATTGTTGTCAGCACCGTTGGGCGAATGAAATATACCGGAAATCCCATGCTTGACACCGTTGGATTGGATAGATATTATGAAACGATGGCATTCTATTCTGACACATCTGATCTGGAATTCCACGATATTGATGTAGAAAGACAAATCTATTTAGGCTGCGATTGGGCTCTTAACGAAATAGACGACAATAAAGCCAATGATATGCACGAAAAAGCAGTAGATTGGGTTAGTCGTCAGATGATGGAGCATAAAATAACTATTCAAGAAATGTAATCTGTAATACAAACAAAGACATGGCACTAAGTGAAAAGGAACGCAGCCTGTTGTTCGCAAGCAAGAGGGCGCAGGCGCAAAGGAATGCAGCCGACCACGTGGCGAGCATTCTTTGGAAGACGGCAGAGAACATTGTCAAGGCAGCGAGGAAGTACAGACCCTACTATCAGAGCAAGACAATGTCGGATGTCGCCCGATACGAAAAGGAAGCACGCCGGATTGCCGCCGATGCGGAAAAGGCCATGGAAAAGTATGTCGAGGCCTATTCGCAGGCTGGCGGCAGAGTTCTAAGAATTGACACCAAAGAACTCGTAAACAGCTACCTGAAGCAGGAAGTGTTCGGTAAGACGTACATGCAGCGCAACAGCGAGTATCTAAGCGATTTTGCGGAGGATATAGTGAAATTGGTCAAGGCAGGTGTTTCTCTGCGCTATGACGAAAGGAAAATCATCAATGCCGTGCGCAGCTCGTACAAAGACCCCTACAACCGGTCGTTGATGACGAAAGCGGCAAAGGCCGACAACAAGGCCATGGAAGTGCCGCACCGAGGAAAGGGTGTCTATACGGCATCGTATGAGAATGTCATACGAAACGTAAGAAACACCATAGGGCTTGCGTGGACGCAAGTTGAAAAGGAATATGGAGACCGTCATGGTGCTGTTGGCTTTTATGTACATCGAGCCTCATCCATTCCTTGCAGTATATGCGACGAGCATATCGGCTGGCTGCACAGGATGACAGACCCCGCCCCTATGTATCACACTTCATGTAAATGTATTGTGGAGTATGTGTTTCATAAGAACGACAAACCGCAGTTAAAAGACCCGATAGTTTAATTTAAAAAAAGTAAAGATAATATGGATATTAGAAATTCCCAAAAAGTGATGAACCTGTTGAAGATGAGGTCGAATGTCGATAACCTTATTGCGTACCTTAATGAGCACGATGACTGCACGGTCATTGTGTCGGCAAAGTCGAAGGACACGCAGGGAAAGTTCGTGTTCCTTGATGCGCATGGTATCGACGAGGTTGTCGGACTGCTTAACGATATGGAGGCAAGGTTTGACAAGGAACTGAAGAAGATGTGAATATAGATATTTAACACGGTTGACATTTGCAAGTGTGCGGATTTGTTCGTATCTTTGCAATGTCTAATTATTCTACGTGGACGATGCTACGGCTCTTCCACTATATGGAGGGGTATTTTTTATGCTCGTCTACTTTCGAGGAACAACGATACTGGCGTATCGCCCCTTGACTGCATTGTAATGATGTAGTCGTGCTGTTCACGTAGAAGCATTAGACAAAGGGTAGCGGTACGCTTTTTTTGTGTATCAACCCGACAATGTTCAATCGTCTAAAAATCTACGTAAAATGGACGAAATTCAAATTTTCAACAGTCCGATGTTCGGAGACATTCGGACGGCAGGGACAGCGGAAAATCCGTTGTTCTGTTTGGCAGACTTGTGCAGGGTGCTTGAACTGCAAGTTACACCGACCAAAAACAGACTTGACCCACGAGGGGTTAATCTAATTAAGGTATCAACTCCAGTTATCAGTCAAGGGAGGGATACTGGAAAAACGAAAGACGTTGACGTAACTTTTGTCAATGAGAAAAACCTCTATAAAGTTATCATGCGTTCTGACAAGCCACAGGCGGAACCATTCCAAGATTGGGTGTGCGGAGAAGTTCTTCCCACACTCCGCAAGACTGGCAGCTATCTCATTACCACAGACCAAGTGTCACGCAAAGACCTTGCGTTGATGATTGTCAAGGCGGAAGAAGAAAAGGAAAAACTTGCTTTGGGGAACAAGAAGCAAGCGGTGGTTATAGAATCCCAAAAGCCAGCAGTAGTTTTCACGGATGCTGTAAAGGGTTCGGATTCCTCTTGTCTTGTCGGCGAGCTTGCCAAACTCATCAAGCAGAACGGTTATGACATCGGTGAGAAGCGGCTTTTCAAGTGGTTAAGGGAAAACGGCTATCTCGGCAGTCATGGCGAGCGGTACAACATACCGAACCAGCGTTGGGCGCATCTGTTTGAATTGAAGAAAGGCGTGCGGAGCGGTGACAACGGTGTGATGCACACGACCATTACGACAAAGGTAAACGGCAAGGGACAGGTGTACTTCATCAACCTTTTTGCCAAGAAAGTCGGAAAGGATGTAGCGGTATGAAAACGATAGAAGTTAGTGTCGGTACAAGAGAAGTGCTGGAACTAAAACGGCAGTTTGAAGAAGTCTCTGATAAGATTGCAAAATACTTTGAAAAGACATACCCTAATTACGAAGTAGTGAACGACAAGTTTATAGACAGTCTTTCCACGGCGCATGAATTTCTCGACAGTGCTCTGCTGTTGAGTATTAATGAGGAATTTGTTGGTAGTGGTTTCAAGCGGATTTAGTGTATATAAAAAGGAGGCGCAAAACACGCCTCCTTTTTGCTATTTTTTCTTCTGACCTATCGCCTTGCCGTTCTGCCATAGCAGGCAGTCCTTGCACGTCTTCGGGTAATTGACGGGGAGGTAATAGTGGATAGTGGTGTCTTCCTCCTTGATTTCGTCCTGCTTGATACGTGCGTAATCTGCAATCTTTGCAGTCATATCGAGCCATTCCTTTGAGTTCTGTTTTACTAACTTACGTGCTTTGAGTAAATCAGACAATATAGCTTCCTTTGATGTCGCCTTCGCAAGGTCGTCGGCGGAGATTTCGTCTGTCTGGCTTTTGCTTTCCCGTTCCTTTTTGAGTTCGGCAACGAACTGCTGCACCCCGTCGAGGTTCTCGAGCTTCTGCTGTTCCGCTTTCAGCCGGCTCTTGTCCCATGTCTGTCCTGCATTCAGGAACGTCAGATTCCATGCGTCATTGATGCCGATTCCTGCTGCCCGCATGGCGGCATAGCAGAGGTAACGGGCATCTTTCAGTCCGTACCCTGCCGCCTTGCGCTGAAATGTCTGTGTGAAAATTATCTCGCTCATCAACTAATGTTTTTTGTTATAGGAATCCCAGTTATTACGTCCTTCCCAATTGCCTTCGGAATCCCACGTTTTACCCGACTTGTTTGGCCTGCCTTTTTTGCCGCCCTTTGGCTGATTAAGGTCACTACCGCCTTTACCGTGGTTAATACGTGCGGCTGCTTCCTCCTGTTCAATGGCGTTTTCGGTCTGGTTGTCCTGCACTTCGAGCTGTGCGAGCAGATCCATCTGCTGCTTTTCTTTCTCCTCTGCAATGATACGTGCATACTCGTCGTTCTTCGGGAAGTCAGGACAACGCTCGGAAGCCGTCTGCCGTGATATAAACTTGTTCTGTACCGCCGTTGCTAAATTTGTAACAATTTCTGTCGAGTTACTGTGTATGTACGGAGCCAGCCACGCATTTACAGGAAGTTCCATATACGTTGCAGTCTGGTTTTCCTCGAATCCGACCCCGAACTTTACCATTTTCATGAGCATGTCGATGAACGGCTGCAACAGCTGCGCATCGTTCATTGCAATCTCCAGTGCAGGAGAATAAAGCAGCTTCAGAGCCACTCCGGGAAGGTCGCCCGATTTCAATTCCGGCGGCTTCACCGTGAACGACAGCTCATAGATAAGGTCATACGACTTGTCGAGCTGTGTTGCAAAGGCGTTTGAAGCGTCGGTGCCGTTAAGGAAACCTGCCTCTGCGTCTTTGTCGTCCATCGTCACGAGCTTTGCCGCACCATTACTATCGCCGATAACGCTAATATCATCGCCTGACCCTTTCATGTACATGATAGGGAACGCATACGCCTTGTTATTCTCGCACAGATGAGAGAACGCTTCCTCGTAATCTTCTATGTTCTTTTGTACTGCATGCCAACATGGGCCATCCTCATTTCGTACATAAGCAACTGGGAGGAATGGGAATCCGTGTGGTTTCTTTGCAATGAGTTCAAATCCGTCAAGATTGAAAATCTTTTTGATGAACGCAGACACGCCGCGTTCGTTCACGCCGCGTTTGTAACGGTAGATGGACTGGCTGTCCCATACCTCTACGTATTCCGTCCTCTCCACTCCGTCCTCGTCATAGTCGTAGTATTTACGGGCGAAGAGTTCGAGTTCTCCCGTGATAGAATCGAAATGGGGATAAAGCGTGTCGCCGTTAAGATACGACAGCGTCTTTGCCCCGAACTTACCATTATTGAAAAATCCGACCACGGCGGCGTCTCCCGTTATCATCAGCGAGCGGACAGCCTCGAAGTTCCGTATCTCCATGTTGGCGAGCAGCCAGCACTTCTTGAATTTGATAAGGTTCTTCTGGCACTCCTCCTCCTTTGTCTTATCCATTGCTCCGTCAGCGATTTCAAACTGAACGTCATTGCCCGTGAGGTGCAGGATATGCTTTGTCGCAATCACCTGCTGGAATGCGAAGGAGGTGCGTGCGATGGGCTGCTTGTACCATTTCTCTGAATCCGGGTCCTTCTTGTAAATGTCCGGATACTTCGTCTCGTCGAAGATAGCGTGCGCTGACGGATAGTATTCACGCAGGAAGTCCGCCTGTGTCATGACGACCCTGTACAGGTGGTCTTCCGGCATGGTAACATTATCTATGTCATCCCTTCTCTCCTGCATGCCATGCTGCATATACCCTTTCGGTGTAACTCTCCACCACGGCTTTTTCGTCAGCACTTCTCTGTAATTCACTGTCAAATCATCCATAATCCCTTGGCCTTTTTATGTTTCTTTTTCGTTAACCTGAATATCTTTATGTAGAACCAGCTCTCAAAGAAGTCAGGCGAGTGTCCCACGTATTTCTTGGCAAGTTTCTTTATCAGCAGCTTGAAACCTTTATCGGCACCCACCTCGTCACGCCTAAGCGACTTTCTTTCTTTCATTAAAATCTGCCTAAGCGTGAGATTCTTGAATCCGTTGCCGCTGAACTTTCTTTCAAGTAATGCAGGTTCGATAGATATGCTCCTTTCCTTTATGTCCATATAGAACATGAAGGCACACTGCGACTTCAAGTCCTTGTACAGATACTTGATGCCCTCCTCTTCTTTCCTGTCGAGAGCTATGGGTGCTGCCTGGTTGTTGAACGGGACTGCATCGGGAAAGAAGCCTTTGAAGTACTGCCCTATCCCTTGCATATCGTATGTGAAATTACATTCCTCTACTCCCCACTCACGTAGTTTCGCCTTTACAACGGACACGATAGTTTTGGAATCTAAGCGCATGACCACGATGTCTTTTGTGTGATTACCCACCCAATACCACATAACAAAGTTATCACCACCCGTAAAAGCAATATCGGCAGACGCACGATGTACTCCATCGCCCAACTGTATGGAATTATTGAATATAGCTTCCAAATCTTCTATCTTCACCATGTCATCGCCTGCCGCTTTCCAATTCCAATTGGCTTCAAGGTCACGCATACGTTGTTCTTCGTCCTGTTGTGCAAGATTGGCGATATAGGAAGCATCTGTACTGATAAGTTTGATATTCTCCGAAACGTCCGCCCGAATGAATGTAACAGACTTGATAAACATATCAAGTTTGGTGTAGCCGAGTTCGCCATATTCATCCTTCCAAAGAGAATCAATAATAGAAGAACATTGCTCGTAGACTTCTTGACGTGTGTCGCCCCAATAGATTTGGTCGGGCGTGTCTCCGTCCATGAAGCAGTACCGTACCCTGCAGTCACGTTCGGGAATGATGTAACCGTCTTCGTCCACCCACCAGTCAATGTACTTGCGTACCCAGCTTTCGGGGTCCGGGTTACGCGTTATCCAAGACCTATTACGGATATGTGCTGCATTACGATTAACCGTGAGTAGGTATTTGAATTTCTTGTATTCTATCTGTGTACCCTCATCAATAGCGAAATACGCATATTGGCGGCCTTGGAATCTGTCTTTGAAATCTTGAAATGCTCCCGTATAATATGAGAATTTTAGCCACCCCCCGTTTTGGAAATTCCACGTCATATCATTTTGTGACTTGTTGTAAGTTCCAAATTGGGAGTACACCTTGTATGAATCCGAAATAATGGAATCGAGGTCATTCTTCTCTTTTCGCAATATCAAGCCATGAAAGTCGGAATTGCGAATGTCTTTCAGTGTCTCCATGAGGGCAGAAAAGGATTTGCTGTTGTGGGTGATGATATAATCATCAAGCAGAAAAACAGAATCCTCTCCATCTACGGCTATACAGCAACAGTCGCGTTTTCCTGTCTGATTGCATGAAACAACTTCAAGCAGTTCGTTATCCTTGTCGCATACAGGCAGATACGCCTTGTAGCCTTTGGATATATAATGTGCAATCTCTTTTGTAATAAAAGCATGAGTATTACCAACTATCTCCGCGTGCTTGTTTTCTAATATCACGTACCATACATGGTCTTCAGAGCATGTTATCTGTTTCCCGTTTTCAAGCGTGACAACAAAGCAATCAAGTTGAGAATAATCAGACCTACTTAGAACCCTTATCTCTTTTCTATTTACACCAAATACCGTATCGCCATACTCAATATCCTTAATTGCTTTCCTGCCATTTTTCGTAAGCACGATAGTATTTTCTTCTAAAGGTCCACCCCGCGAACCTCCCACTATCTTAATATCAGCATCTACGGAGAGTATTCTTTCCTGTGCCCCCTTCTGTGCTATGATTTTAAGTTTGTCAGGAGACTTTCGGTCGGCATCACGCAGAGACTGAATATACTCCTGCGTATAGACAGCGTCTCCATTCGGCAATGTCAATCCTGAAAACTTCTCAATCTTCTCCATTATGAATAAATATTCGATATTTTATGCAAAAATATACATTTTTATTTGGAATTTTGGATTTTTATACATATTTTTGCTCTTGAAATTGCATAAATATGCAGAATATATCGCAGGGTGGCGCAGCGGCAGCGCGGTTGGCTCATGACCAACAGGCCGGGAGTTCGATTCTCCCCCCTGCAACGATTAATCATTCAGGACAACACGCTAATGGAAAGAGAAGAACTCAGAGAATTAGTAAACAAAGCATTGGGAAGCACCCAGTTGAAACTCAGCGAGCGTACCGTCAATGAAGAACTTGACGACGTTCTCGGCGACTTCGGAGACGACGAGGAATCTAATTCCAAGCTGGTCGAAAGAGTTGCAAACCGGTTGAAGCGGATGGACGGCAATCTCCACGCCGATGTCTCGAAAGAGGTCAGGGAGTACAAGGAGAACGCTGAAAAGAAGCTCAAGGAGGGCAACGGAGGAGGTTCTAAGAAGAACGAAGGTAATGAGGGTAGCGAAAGCGAAATCAGGAAAGAGTTGAAAAGCCTTAGAGCCGAACTTGACGAAGAACGCAACGCACGCAAACAGGCGGAGACCGAGAGAGCGAAGCACGCTACGATGGATTCCGTCAGAAAAGGTCTGAAGGCGAAGTTCGAGAATGCAGGCATGAAGCTCAACGGCTTCTTTGTAAAGTCCGCCCTTTCAAAACTCGAAATTCCAAGTGAGGACATCGACGTAAAGGCTCTTGTCGAAAAGGCGGAGAGACTGTACAACGCCGACATCAAGGAAGCGGGAATTGAGACCGGCAAACCCCACGCAGGCGGGAACGGCGGCGGCAAGGAAGAGAAGGAAGACTGGAGCGATGTCGGGCGCATCGTCGGACGGAACAACCCGAAGACCGAGTAACAGGTATTCAGTTTAACAATTAACATCAATCGAAATGACAGAACTTGATTTTTATCAGCAGAGGATTCTCAATGCGGGAGTTTTCCAAGGTACTGTACTGATTCAGGCTCATGGCGAGATTGGCGGCAGTCGTAACGTATTCGTTAAGTTGCAGTCAAGTGCCAAGAACGGGTTGGTTTATCCAACAGTCGGTGGAGTTCTCGTAAATCCTTTCAAGGGCAATGCGAAGATTTTCGCAGGCGACCTTCTGGAGTACAATCCGGGCATCGAGGGCGATACCGGAGCGACGGTCAAGATCATGAAGACCTACGAGGTGGCGAAAGCAGCTTCTACGACAGAAGTCCTCATCAAGCGTGACGGTTTCCGTCATATCCCGTTTGTCGGCGACATCCTCATGGCAGCACCCAATGCTCTGACGGGTACCGGTACAGGCGTGACGGTCACCGCAGTGGAGAAAACGACCGACAACACCGCAGGTGATGTTTGGAAATTGACCGTCAGTGCAGCCGTTACCGCAGCTGTTGGGGCAGTCCTCGTGGAAGCAGACAAGGCTGGTGCAGGTGCTAAGGCTATTGTAACCAACCCCAACTGCTATGCGCCGTCGGACTTCGATTTCGTGTATAGCCCCGCAGCGTCGAACGATGATTTCGAGGGCGCACGCTATCTGTTCACCCCGTGTCTTGCAAACGAGAGCACGGTGCTTTACAAAGCGAAGATGTCTCCGATGCCGGCAAGTATTCTTGCAATGAACACGAGCAAGGTTGCAGGTTGGTTCTCGCTCTGATGTTTCACACTTAAAAGGTATAAGAAATGGCAAAATACAATTTTGAAGATTCGAGGTACGCAAAGTTCTTTGCAAGCCCAGAGAACACTCGTTTCTTGCAATCGTTCCTTGACAGCAAAGCCTTGTTCTACACGAACTACGGCTGGTACAAGACACAAGGACGCAAGGCTGCCGCAGAGACACCTTCAAACGCAGACGGCACGGCGGTTTTTTCTGTTAAGTCTCGTAAGTTGCAGGCACCTCACCTCATGGACCTGCGCGCTCCGCTCGGCGACAGCAACCAGGGAGACGGCTCGACCGAGAAGTTCTACACTGCGCCCATCCCAGACTTCATCGCAGAAGGAATCGTGGAGACGGCGACCGAGCGCAACTACAAGGTTAAGATGTTCGAGCAGTTCGGTAATGATGCCGACATCGTGGCGACCTACGTCGGCAGGCTTCAGGACAAGTTCAACGCCGTCGACGCGACCATGAACTTCATGACTGCACAGTTGATGACTACCGCAAAGATCGATTACACGGGCATCGGCCGCGGCGTTCAGCTCCCGCTCCACAAGGCGGAGGTCCCGGCCGACAACTTCTTGAAGGCAGGCACAAAGGCTTGGGCAGATGCGGACTGCAATCTGCTCACGCAGATGCGCGTCCTCGAGGAGAAGGTGCGTCATCAGATGGGCGACTACGCCGGTCCGATGGTATGGCAGATGACCCGCAACGACTTCTACAACATCTTCCTGAAGAACAAGGAAGTCCGCGAGTTCGTTTCCAACTACCGCAAGCTGAACTTCATCGCCGCGACACAGGAGGTTCCCGTCGTCGCTTCCGAATGGAACAAGGCGGTTGTTGACTTGGAAGGTGTTTCCCCCATCGAACTCGTCGTTGAGCAGGAGAGCAACAAGACCCACTCCAAGGAGGAGGTCGTCAAGGGCTGGAAGGACGGCACGGTCGTTCTCCGTCCGGCGGGCGACGCTGTGGAGTTCGAGTACAAGGCGATTCTCGACGAGCAGATGATCAGGCAGTTCGGTGCTAACGCTATCACGACTGTATTTGGCCGTGGCAACGACGGCTTGTCTCTTGTTGTCAATTCAACAATGGCTAATGGTCGCTTCAAGGAATGGCACACGGACGTGATGCTTTCGGCATGTCCTGCTCTGATTGAGTTCCCGAACCACTACATCATCGACATCACCCACGCAGGATAACGGTCGAATCGACCCTGTATGGAATCAGTATTAGAAGTATATATGGATTACACGGTAGAGGATTACATTCTCGCAAAAGTAAAGTTTGAAGTGCCGGCAGACGCGCTCTGTCCCATCTTCATCGACCGGGAGATTGATGCGAAGTCTCCGGTAACGGACTGCGGCAGGGACAAGGTGCGCCTTGCGTATGCCGACTTGCTGAAGTGGATGGTCCTCGGCCCGAGCAAATTCAGCAATACTTCTGATACTGATAATGGATGGACGCACTCGTCCGGCGGTTACCTGCTCACAAGCGATGACATCAAGGAGTTGAAAAACGAAGCCAATGCCATCTATGCGGAACTTGAACCGTCATCTGTCTTTGGAAGAAAAACTACGTTCAGGATGAATAGTGGCGGAATTAAACGTGCCAATGTTGATTTGGCGGGCAATCCATTACCACATATCATTCGCACTTAAGTTTCAGTATGAGAAAGGAAGCAGTAAGAAATCCCCGTTACCCTCACATGATTAAGATTGTGCGCATTTCGGAAAAGAATGTGCCTGTCGAAAACGCGAGCGAGATTGACGATGAAGACCCGTTCGCAACGGGTACTGCTTCTGATCCCAAAACGAAGACGGAAAAGGAGGAGGTCACGCTCTATGACGGCAGGGGACGCTCGTTTACGGACACGACCACCAATGGCATGGGCAAGGTCGACATCAACAAGAGGAAGGCTTCGATTCCGGTCCGGTATGACGGATGGGGAGCCGGCAGGCAGCCCCTTGACGGCGACACCATATATGCCACTGTCGGCAACAACACCGAGGTGGGGCGTGTCCGTGACAGCGAGCCTGACAACGATAGGACAATTGTTTACTGGGAACTTGTAAGGGTTTAGTGATATGGAGAGTTTGGCAGAGCAGTTCGAGAAAAGAATCTTCAAGCCGTTCAACGCATACGCAGTTGAAAAGGCAAAGCAAGTTGTTGATGCTATCGCTTTAGAAGCAGTAGATGTCGCCATCGAGAAACACAATCCGCTTAGTGAAGAAGATTTCTACGATGTCACGGGTAACCTGTTTACCTCCATAAGTGCAGCCGCTTACTATAAAGGTGTTCCATTCGCATTATACTCTGTTGGAGATACAGAAGGAGATCCATTATGTAAAACTCTTACAAAAGGGATGAAGAAGTACAGACCTTTTTATGCGGATTTGACTACTGGAGGAGTGGGAGAAGGACCTTTTAAGGCAACAGTCGGAAATAAGCGTGCTTATGGTCCTGCGGAATCAAAGAAAGCCCTGACAGATATGTTTAGCGGCATCCCTAAGACCCATACATGGGCGGTGAGAGTGATTGCTGCCGTTCCTTATGCTTTTAAGGCGCATAATCTAATGGTCGCAGTCAAGGACGAAGTGAAGAAACGTGCATCATCGAAGAAAATATGGTGAGTTTGAAGACATTATACTACGGAATAGCGAAAGCTGTCAATGGCATCTGTGAAAAAGGGTACTATCAGGACAGGCCTGCGTCTGTAAAGGACAGGCCGGACAGCTACGTCGTGGTAAGTCTTCCCTCCTCCATCTACAACAACGAAATGGACGTGAGGGGCGGCTACAACGACTTCTCCACTTCCGTCGTCCTGGAAGTCTACGTGAGAGACCTCGCGTCTGCGAACAACCCCAACGGCATGGATATAAAGACGATGGACGAGAAGGTGAACTCCATGCTGGCTCTTTTCCCAATCAGCACAAAGGATTTCAAGGTGACGGATCCGACGATAACCCTCCAGACGAGCGACAGGTCGGGATTCCACGTGACTTTCATACAGGGACAGTTGAGGACGAAGTAATTTAAGTTTCACAATAAAACAGAACAGCAACCATGGCAATGAAGAAGAAGACAGAGCTGAAGGACGTTTTTTCAAGTCCCGGCTCGCTGATGTTTCAGAAGGGAATCATAGACCTCGCCAACGTGGCGGAGGTGACCATTTCCCCGGAGCTCGAGCTTCCCGTGAAGGTCGATTCGCTGAAAGTCGAGCAGGGTGACCCTTCCATCACCCACTACAAGATAATCGGAATGGAAGGCGACTGGGTCTCGTCGGCGGAAATCGGAGACTTCGAGATCTCCCTGACCGTCCCGACGAAGAGCCCGGAGGTCCTGAAATGGGCGCACGGGGAAGACGCCGTCAAGGACGGGGTGAAGATCGCCCTCGGCACCACGAAGTACGAGGGGCATTCCCTTGTGCTGAAGAAGCACAAGGTCTACGGGACGTTCTTCATCGAGGACGACACGCAGGAGAACATCATGATCCTTTCCGGCGTCGCTCTGTGGGCGAAGCCCCTGCTGGACGACGGGAAGGTGTATGCGATCGGGCTTACCGGGACCATCGAGGTCGGAGACAAGCCTTCCATCGCCTGGATCAAGAAGAAGGCGTAGCGGCTTTCCCGCAACCGTTTTTTCATTACAGCAACGCAGGGGCGGCCGGCTTTTCGGAAAAGAGCCGCCGCCCCTTTCCAATTAAGACAGCATGGAGAAAAAGATGATAGAACAGCCGGGGACGGATCTTCAGGAAGTCCTTGACGACATTCTGAACGAGACCCCTACGGAATACACCTTCAGGGGCAGGAGGCACAGGCTCGGGTGGCTGCACAAGGGCACGACGAGGAAATTCACCCACATAGAGCTGAAGGAGAAGGACGAATGGAAGAAACGCGTCAAGCAGTGCGCCGTCGTGCAGCTCAACAACGTGTGGAAGATACGCCTTTTCTACTGGATTCTGTGGAGGTATTACTTCTACGTCCTCGACCTTGACGTGTGGGAGGTGCTCGGCGTGTTCAACGCCGCTAAAAAAAAAATACAATCAGCAGCGTTTCAACTCACTACCATATTGGCGACCGCAATGACGGACGCGATGATGACGATGACGAAAGCGGAAGCAGAGCGTACCCGAGCAGGACGAGCTGGGGAGGAGCGTTCAGCTTAGCGGAGAAATTCAGCTTTCTCTTCGAGCGTCGTTTCGGCATCCGCGCCTATGATTACTGGTGGGGGTACACGGCCGCGCAGATCGACCTTATGGCGATCGACCAGCCCGTGATCGTGTACCGGAAGGACAAGAAAGGCGGGCACGCGAGCAAGGCGGAGATGGACGAGATCACGGAGGCGTGGGAGAAGAAGCACAGGCAGTCGAGGGCCGGCAGGCGGATCTCGCTCAATGAATATTTCAACAACGGTGTTACGGACGAAGACAAAGGATAAAGAGACATGGCAGACGGAAATTTAGGAGATTTGTGGTTCAGTCTCGGGATAAGGGACAATGTTTCCAAGCAGCTCAACGGAACGCTGAAGGAAGTCCAGCGTCTGGAGGGTCTTATCGGGGAGATAAACAAAAAAATCACGGAGCTGGACAGAGGCGGCAAGAACAGTGATTCCAAGGCTCTGAAAAACGCCTTGAACAACGCTCTCGACTACCTGCACATGCTCCAGAAGATCAACAAGGAACGTGACAGGATTTCCGACCTGAAGTCTGTCAACAAAGGGGTCGACACGTCGAAACTCGAGCAGGCGGACAGGCTGCTCCGGGACATGAAGCAGCATCTCCTCGACCTCCAGTCGGGCAAGAAGTTCGGAGGGGTCGACGTTTCCGTCATTTCCGCTTTCTCGAAGAGCCTGCGGAACACCCTGACGGATGTCGGCAACCTGAAGGAGGCGTTCAACAAAGACAATTCCCTCTCCAATTCCGCGAGCAATGCGGCGAGGCTGGAGAAAGAGCTGGTGCGCGTGAAGGGCCGCCTTCAGGAAATTTATTCTTTGCAGTCGCAGGGAATGAAAGGCGGTTTCGGAACGGGCATGCTGCTGGCAGGCGGGAACTCACTTAGAGGTGTCCGGCAGCGCATGGAGAAGATGCTTTCCGACCCCGGCATGCTGACCGACGCTTCCGCTTACAAAAAACTGATTTCAGACATAGATCTTGCCATGGCGAAGGCGACCGGCAAGATACAGGAATACAACAGGGAGAGGCGCAAATCGGTACAGATCGAAAAGGAAACGGCCGAAGCGGCAAGGCGGACGCAGGCCGCCGTGAGGGAGCAGGCCGCCGCCGCGAGGGACCTTTCTTCCGCATTCCGCAGGGCTCGTGATGCGGCGAGCAGGACATCGGGCGTGATGGACGACATGAAGAGCCTGCTGCTTCAGGGAGGCATCGTCTACGGCGCACAGCAGTTCGCCGATTCCATCATACAGACCGGCGGCGAGATCGCCCAGCAGCACATCGCACTGCGCAACATCATCGGCGATGCGAGAAAGGCGGACGAACTGTTCGCCCAGACGCAGCAGCTGGCATTGGAATCTCCGTTCAAGTTCGGCGAACTCAACCGGGACGTGAAGCAGCTGGCGGCGTTCGGCGTGGAGACGGACAGCCTGTATGACACCACGAAGCGGCTCGCCGACGTCGCCTCCGGCCTCGGCGTGTCTTTCGAACGGCTCGGCCTTGCCTACGGACAGGTGAAGTCGAGGAGCTGGCTCGACGGGAAGGAACTGCGCCAGTTCGCCTATGCGGGTCTTCCGCTGCTTCAGAAGATCATGGAGCTGTACAACGAGACGGGGAAGAACGGAAAGAGCAACTATACCACGAAGGATGTCCGGGACATGATAACCAAACGTCAGGTGTCGTTTGAGGACGTAGACGCAGTTATCAAGAAAATGACGGATGAGGGCGGACAGTTCTACAACATGCAGTACGTTCTTTCCGACACGCTACTCGGCCGCTGGAACAAGCTCATCGACGCATGGGACATCATGCTCGGCAGGTTCGCGGACGGCAAGAGCGTGGTCGGGCGTTTCTTCATGACCGCCATCAACGGTGCCGTCACGCTCGTACAGTCCATTGACAAATTAGGTCCCGTGTTACTTGCTGCTTTTTCCGGCGTGGCGTTAAAGAAGCTGAGTTCTTCCGTAGGCGGCGGACTTGCAGACAGTCTTCTTTCCTCTAAGCAGTCGCTGGCGGCTAAATACGAAGAAAAGGCTCTTGCCGGAGAGCTGTCCGCAGAGGAGCGGCGCATACTGCTCACCAAACGGCAGATAACCGCAGCGGATCTGAAGGTGCTTGCGACCACGAAGGCGATAACGTCGGCCGATCTGCAGCGCGCATACGTTGCCCGTCAGATAACGACGGCGCAGTACAAGGAGCTTTCCGCAATGCTGGCGCAGCAGAGGCAGGCGACAGCCCTTGCCGCCCGTTTCCGCCTCATGCGCATGCAGGTCCGCCTCATGTTCACCGCCGGCTACTGGCGGAACTTCGCCACGAGGGGGATGGCGGCATTCGGCCTGCTGAAGGCAGGTGCGGTTTCTCTTGGTCGTACTGTTTGGACGGCAATCGGGGGGCTGCCCGGGTTACTCATTACCGCTGTATCTATGCTTGTTGCAGATTGGATGCAGGAGGAGGAAGAGTTGAAACAGACGGCGGATTCCATTGCGCAGAGCACGAAGCAGACCTACGACGACCTGCGGAAGTACATCGACGAGAACCCCATCAACGTCAAGGCTTCCGTTTCCGACATCGCCGAGCAGATAGAAAAGGAAAAGGAGGAGCTGAAAGAGAAGGCGGGGTCGGGTTACGATTCCATCATCATCGACGTCGCCATGAAGGCCAAAGGAGACCCCGGGAAACAGCTGGAGTTCCTGCGCAGATACACCGACCTTTATGCCCGTGCGGCGGAAAAGGCACAGGCGATGAAGGACGTGTTCGCGGAAGCGGAGAAAGCCTCGAAGGGACTGTTCAGGGAATCGATACAGACGAATCTCTCCGACCTTGAGAAGAGCGCGCAGAAGCTCGGTCTCGTAACGTCGAAGATTTCGATGCAGCAGCTCGTGAAAGACGCGCAGGACCTGAAAGCGAAGGGAGACGTCAGCGGTGATTTCAAGAAGTTCGCAGACATCATACTGGAAGCGAACAGAAACGGACTTTCGCTGGCCCAGACGCTTTCCAATGTGAAGGACGCGGCGTTGGATATGTCTTCCGTGAGCTTCCGCGGCGCAAGGGGGACGGGCATCTCCGATTACGTCGGCGTGTCATTGGCTGCGGCCGGCGACAGCAAGAACCTCGATGCGAACATTGCGGATTTTGCCAAAAGTCTTTCGGGGCAGTTTGAAAACCTCGCCAAGGACCCGATGGAGCAGGCGACCTACCGGATACTGAAGGACGCATGGAAGGAAGCCAATAGTCTTGATGTGGTGCAGGGGACGTACTTCGACATGAAGCTCGACCAGGCGATGGGGCTGAAGGAGTTTCCGTCTCTTGCCGAGGACATGGCGAAGGATGCGGCGGGACGTATCAGCGACACGACACGGCAGCTGCTCGCCACCGGGCAGCCGCTGACGAAGGCGGCGCAGGAGGACATACGGAAAGCCACCGATGCCGCCATGGACCACTTCAGGGCGACGTGGCCCGGCAACGCGAACGAAATTCAGAGATTGATAGGTGATCACAAATTCCAGCTCAACGTTTACATGCACGTCGTCGGGGAACAGTCCGTCACGCAGAACGCGCTGGATGATTTCTATCAGGGCAAGCCGATGTACGGCAAAGGGACACCTCTCCGCATCGGCTATCAGGGGCCACGCCCGAGGCAGTTCTCGCAGAACGGAAAATCCTATTATGAGCAGTGGGCAAACGGCGGAAGCTCCCCCGATGAAGTCGAGAAGAAGGCCAAGGAGGCTGTCGACAAGGCCCTCGAGGTGTACAATTCGGCCGTGAGGCAAAGGGGGAAAATGCGGGCGGCGGAATATTACACGGCACTGACGAACATCCGTTCCGCCTTCAAGGAGGTCATCGGCTACGGATATGAGGGCGAGGCTTCCGGCATAACGAAGAAGAACGACGCAAAGGCGGAGAAAGCCCGCAGGGCAGCTGAAAAAGCGAAAAGAGACCGTGAGCGCGCGGCGGAGAGGGAGAGACGCAGGTGGGAGAAGGAACAGCGTCAGATACTGAAAGGCTGGCAGAGCCGCAAGAAGCTGCTGGAGGAGTATTACGAGACGTGGAACAGGTGGCGCACGATAGAGGGGAAGGAAAATGCGAAGAGGCGCGTCCGGAACGACAGGCGTTTCGCAGGTGTCAACAGGGCGTACAGGGACCCGGAAGACCTCGCCGGCAACCTGTCGAGGCTCGCGGGAGGATATGCGAAACTCGCAAAGACGGAAGACCAGCGCAACTTCATCGCCGAGACGAAGACGGAAGCTGCGAAGAAAGAGGCCGACATCGAGTTCCGGAATGCGGAGAGGCAGGTGAAGGCCCTCACCGAGCAGCTCGACATCCTGACGAGGCAGTACGACATCTACGAGAAGCTGTCGAAGTTCACGTCCGGTTCCTCCGCCGCCGAATACGCATTCGGTTTCAACGGTGCCGCCAATGCCGGGAAGGGCAGTTACTACGGCTATCTCCGTGACCGCCTCAACGGGATGCAGGGGCGGAAGGTCGTTCCGAAGCCGTTTGTCGACAACGGGATGCCTGACGGTGAAAAGGACAAGAAGGAACTCGAAGAAGTCACGGTCAGGGCGAGTACGAAGAAGGTCGACTTCGGTGCGGAAGGCCTCGAGGGCGTCCTCCGGCTTACGGATGCGGAGATCGAGAGCATATACGGCAAGGAACGGAAGCTCACGAAGGAAATCCTCGACCTGAAGAAGGAACGCATCAGGATCGATTCCGAGATAGCGGAAAACCTGTCGAAAGGCTATGAATACGAGGAGGACTACGGTGCGCAGATCGCCTTCAACAACAGACGGCTCGACGAGCAGATCTCACGTCTCCGGGAACGCAACAGGCTGCCGAAGGACAATCCGCAGCATATCAGCGACGAGGCACTCTCGGAAACGGAGCAGAACCTCCGCAGGAAGACGACGCGCGACAACAACGACCTTTCCTTCAGGCAGATGCAGCGGGAGACAGGATGGGCGTCCGTCATGGGAAACCTCGGTTCGATGTCGAGCGGCGTCGTCGGAAGGATACGCTCGGAGGTGGAAGCCCGGCTTGACGCGGGGAATCTGTCCGACGACGAGCGCGGCAAGCTGAACGAGGCACTGGAGAAGCTGAACGAGCATTTCGAGAAGGCCGACCCGTTCTCCGCCATCGTGAAGGGGTACGACATCATCAAGGTCATCGAGACGATCCGCCAGGGGAAGAAGGACGAAAGCGGACGGTATACGGTAGATGCGAAGACGGCGCGCTCCGCCGGGCTCAAAGTCAGCAAGGACAACAGGTATTCCGATGCGGACCTCGATGCCGCGCAGGGAAACGTCCTGAAAGGCTTTGACAATTCACTGAAAGCGATCTCCGACGGATTCCAGTCGTTGCAGGGCGTATTGCAGCCTGTCGTGGATCTGTTCGACGCTCTCGGGAACAAGGGAATCGGCGAGGGCGCGCAGACGGCCGGAAAGGCTTTCGGGAGCGCGGTCAGCGTAGGCGGCGGTCTGTCCACCCTTTCCAATGCGGCGAAAGGAGCCGGCATGGACAAGCTGGCCGGTGCCCTCGGCAACGCCGGTCCCTACGGAGCTGCTGCTGCTGCTACGTTGAGCGTCGCCTCTTCTCTGTGGAACAAGAAGACTTCTTCGCAGAAGGCCTACGAGAAACAGGCGGAATACCTCAAGAACATCCAGGGTACGGTAAAGGAGATCAATTCCGGGCTGAAGGAGAAGGTCTCATCGGCCTACGGTTCGCAGTCGCAGGTTTCTGGCGCGGCGGTCAGGAGAAACCTCGAGACGGAGGCGGCCGAGGTGAGGAACACCTACATGGCGTGGACGGATGCCAAGGAGAAGCGCGGCGGCCACAGGAACCGCGTCAAGGTCGCCGGATTCGCGAGCGGGCTGAACGACTGGCTCTCCTCAATCGGATGGGACCACAGGGACAGGAACGGAGAGTACCTGCCGGGTGTAGGAGCGCAGGAACTGCATCTGCTCGACGGGAAGCTGCTCGAACGGTACAGGAACGAGCACGCCGGCGCATGGGCGAACCTCAATTCCGCGGCGAAGGAATACCTCAACCGCCTCATCGAGATAGAGGGCGAGGAAGGCGAAATCAAGAAGATAACGGAGGAAACGGCCAAGGCGGTGACGGACATGGACGTGAGCACGCTGAAATCGGAGTGGTCGGGTCTTCTCAATGACCTTGATTCCGCCAATGAGGACTTCGCCGACAACTTCGAGAAGCACATGCGCAACGCCATCCTCAACGGAATGATCGCCAACCAGTATGGCGATAAACTTGCAGAATTAAACAAGGAGAACGCCAGGCGAGGGGGAAGTAAAAAAGGAAACAAGTACGTTGCAAAGGACGGCAGGGTGAAGGAACATACCGGCGGAGACGATTCGGATGACGTCATGTCGGAATACACCGAAGAAGAGTACCGCCTGTCCGCAGATGCCTACAAGGAGCTGTCGGAGCAGGCGCGGCAGACGCGTGATGTCCTGAAGAAGCTCTACGGCTGGTCTGACAAGGACAGCAGGTCGAGAGCCGGCAGCAACATCAAGGGTATTACGGAGGAGACTGCCGACATCATCGCCTCGTACCTGAATGCCATACGGCTCGATGTGTCGGTAGACCGTCCGAATATACAGAAGATAGCCGATGCTGTTGCAAGTATGCCCGAAATGAGCGGCATCGCCCAGTCGCAACTATCACAACTGACAACACTTGTAACCCTTGCACAGTACCGCAACGGACGGCTTGACGATATGTACGACTGGATGCGGTCTGTTACGAAGGAGGGAGGAACGAAACATTTATCGGTGTAAAAGCGAGGGGGAAAGCCCCTCGCTCATCTTATTCTATTCTAACATACTTCATATTTTTTGCACTATCGTTCGACAAAACAAGTTCTCTATCGGAACAACTCTCTATCTTATACCTTTTTCTACTTCCATACTCTTGGTGATGGCCTAAGAAATTACTTTCAGCAATAGTATGCCCATTAAAGAAAAGGCTGTCGCCTTCTTGTTCCCATCTACCTTCTGTATTGATATTGATTTCACATTCAGAGCTTTGTGTGACATCAAATAAAAGACGGAACCTATTGTGATAGGTCATATTATCTCTTATCTCCAAAGTTTCACTTCCGCTTCCATGGACGTCTTCTTGTGGAACAAACTCCCACTTTCCTACTATTTCTCTATTATAACTATTGCACCCACAAAGTAGAAAGACGATAATTGTAATTATTAGATTTGCCTTCATAATTTTATTGTTTTTAGTTTAACATTATATCTGCAAAGGTAGCGGTTAAACACCATCTTTGCAAACGTTTTTGATATAGTTTTGCGGATTACATTGACTTTTCCGCAATTCTGCATATTTATTTGTTAATTATTGCATAATTATACAATTATTTGTATATTTGCGGTTAAAAGGACGCAGGCATGCAGTACGAAAAGGTGTATATTCAGAAAACGAGGACGGGGTCGGCGGTCATGGAGACCGTCGCCGACTTCGACATATACTGCGCCGACATGCCGTTCAGGCTGTTCGTGGAGGCGAAGGAGCCGTCGAAGCGTGACTGGGCGGACGAGCACGGAGACGACGAGTACATACCGGAGGACGGCCTGAAGATGAAGGCCTACACGATGGACGTGAAGTTCTGCTGCAAGGGCGACAAATACTCTTCAAACGAGAAGATCAGGAAGTTCATCAGCTATCTCACGGGGATGGACGGAACGGGCGCGGAACTCAAGATGTACTGCACGTGGACGAAGATCGGCCGCAGGGACATCCGTTTCGACAAGCTGAACGACAAGGCGGACCTCATGAGGGACGGAGACGGAGACGTACTCGTGTTCACGGTGACGTTCAAGGTAAACGACCCGGTCACGGACGTTCTGCCGGTCGTGGGCGAAAACAATGAAGTGAAAGAACTGAAGGTAACAAGATAACAGGATAACAAGATGAGCGAATGGGCGATAAGACACGGCGACGGAAGCGTCCTGAAGGACGAGGCCGGGAATGAGGTCACCACCGGGAACCTTGAATACAGCGGTGCGTGGATGGGAGAGTGCTTCGTTTCCGTCACGTTCAAGAACGCCGTGCCCATCCTTTTCAGAATCGGCGACTTCCTCACCTACCGCGGCGAGGTGTTCGAGATCAACTACGACCCCGGCAAGATAAAGCAGTCGAGGCGCGGTGAATACGGAGAAGCCTTCGTCTACGAGAATGTCAAGTTCAACGCCAAGCAGGACGAACTGGCGAGGACGGAGTTCCTCGACATTGTCCTGCACGACAATCAGATACATTATACTTCGCTGACGAAGTTCGCCTTCTACGTTTCTTCTCCAGACGACCTGCTCGACCGCATACAGGCGAACCTCGACGAGCAGTGGGGCGAGGGCGCATGGAAGATATACAGCCGGAACAGGCTCCGCTCGGGGCAGCGCGGCTGCGACTTGTCCGTCTGGGACAAAACATACGGTAGCGGCATTGCGGACAACGTCATAGATTCTACTTCCATCACGGCGGACGGACTGAACTGCTGGAATGCGCTCGCATTGATAAACAGCCAGTTCGACATAAACTTCATTACACGGGGGAGGAATGTTTTTGTCGGCACGGCGGGACTTCCGACTTCTCACATCTTCAAATACGGCAGAGGGAACGGCCTGTACCAGATAGAGCAGAACGCCGACAGCGAACAGGCCGTCACCACCCGGCTGCGCGCCTACGGCTCCACGAAGAACCTTCCGAACAGATATTACGCCACGCTGCACCTTCAGGTCTCGGCCGCCGTGAAGGCCGTAGAAGGAGAGCTGTACGTCTCTCCGGACGGACGGCAGGCGAACGTCAGCGTCGAGCTCGCGCTTCCTTTCTCCGTATCGTATTTCACGGGAGCCAGCATAGGCACGGGTTCCGACGTAGACCGCCCCTGCTACGTCGTGCCGGTGACTTGCAACGGAGCGAAGGCGGTCGTCCGCGCGTTCAAAAGCCTGAACTCCGCGAACACGATCCTCCAGTGCGACCATTCGGACACTCCCCTGTATTATTACGAGGCGAACTCCCTGGAAGACGTGAAGAGGTTTGCGGCGAATGCGAAGGAGGGTGCGAAAATCATCTTCACGTCATCCGTCAACAAGGAGAAGTTCCCCCGTGAGAACAGAGACTATGCCACGGCGAATCTTCCGGACAACATGGCCGTCGACCGCCTGATGCTCCCCGGCTTCCCCAATAAGTCGCTGAAGCAGTGGTGGGACGAGCAGACAGAAGAAACAAAGCGGAGAATTTATCAGGGCGACAAATCGCATCTTTTTTCTGAAAGCAAATACCGCCCCTATGTAGATTCCGCCAACGTGAAAGAAATTGGCGTTCGCCCGAACTCCGTTTATTTCGACAGCAAGGATGTACAGCAGGGGATCGAGGACATATATCCGACGATAGAGAAAATGGAGATTGGCGGCATCCGGATAGACGAAGTGGAATCCGCCGACACGATAGAGGACAACGGGGTCTTCAAAGACGGCTCCACGATTCCTAATTTCCACATTCGCTTAAAGGCGGCCATTGATTTCGACCTCAACGACCTCATCGGCAATTCCACGGAACAGCCGACCATTTCGATGAAGGACGGCATGTGCGGCGGCCGGACGTTTCAGATAGGCTCCGTCAATAAACAGAAAGACGGAAGCTGGGAGCTGACCTGCCAGCGGGTGAAGGACGAAAGCCTTGACCTGTATTTCCCCTACAACGACTATCAGGTAAAGACGGGCGACCATTTCGTGCTGCTGGGCATCCCGCTGCCCGATTCCTATGTCGAGGCGGCTTCGATGAAGCTGCTGAAATATGCGCTCTCCTACCTCGACAGGAACGATTACACGCGTTATGTCTATTCTCCGAAGATAGATGATGTGTACATGCAGCGTCAGCACGACATGGCGGTCGCAGACACGACGCATGCGCTCATATCGCTGCATGACACCATCAAGGAGGGCGACATCATGCAGTTCGACGATTCCGACCTGCGCATCGAAGGCAAGGTGTCCATCGACCAGCTCGTCATCCGGGAAGAAGAAGGAAAGATACCGTCTTACGAGGTGACGCTGCGGGAAGACAAGTCGGTCGGGACGATACAGAAGATACAGGAGAGGATAAGCTCCATCGAAAGCGGCAACGGAGGCGCAGGCGGCGGAGGCGGGCTGACCGTCCCGCAGGTGCAGCGTCTGATAGAGACGCACGGAGGAAGGCACTTCCTTGATAGGCTGCATCCCGACACCGCCCGGGAGCTGATAACGTTCCTGAAGGGGATTGCGGTAGGTGACGGCTGCGGCATTGACGGAAAGGGCAATGCGAATCTGCTGGACATCATCGCATCCGCCGTCAAAAGCAGGGACTTCCATTCAGGGCTGCTCGACGGCACGGGCTTCGGAATCTACGAGGACGAGCACGGAAAGAGCGTGGCGGAAGTGGACAAGCTCGAGGTGCGGCAGAAGGCGACCTTTGCAGAGCTGGAGTACAGGCGGCTGGCCTTCACCACGGGCGACGTGGGTTATACGAGCGCAGGAGGCAGAATCGCCTTCGTGAAGAAGACAGGGAACGCATATCGCTGCTATTTCCTCGCAGACGACGGAGAAAAGCGTGTCGCCAACGAGTGGCGGGTGGGTGATATGGCTACGTGCAGGACGACGAACCTCCTGTCACGGACGACGAAGCAGGCGGCCGACCGCTACTACTGGAGGCTGGTGGTGAACACAGGCGAGGAGACAACCGGCGGAAAGCTGTACTACTTCATCGACCTGTCAGACATCAGGGGCAGTCTCGACCTGACCACCATTGACGGAAAGAAGCACGCCTGCGTGGGCATGGACACCAGCACGGAGAACGACGTGCCGCAGGCGGAGGACGACATCATACAGTTGGGAAGCCAGACCGACCCCGACAGGCAGTACGCTTACATCCTCTATGTGTCGGAGGGAAAGCGGGTCGACTACGCCGGCATCAACGACTACGACCTCACACGGCACATCGTCAACGAGTTCTCGCCCAGGGGAACGACGATACGCTCCGACAGCTTCAAGGTCATATCCGGAGCAGGGACAGGCACGAGCGCACCCATCGTGTGCGACCGAGGCGAATGGACCGGCGGGACGGTGGCCGGACATTACGACCGCTTTTCATACCGGGGTTCGCTGTGGCTCTGCACCGTCGGCGCGGGGAAGACCACCACGGAAGAACCATCGGAGAAGAGCATGGTGTGGCTCAGGCAGGTGGCGCAGGGAGCGGACGGAGCGCAGGGAGCGGCTCCCGTCATGCTCGACATCTATTCAGACGGCGGCAACTTCATCCGTAACGGACAGGGCACGGTGACGCTGACGGCCGTCGTTACGAAGGCGAACGTGGACATCACGGGCACTTTCCCTCCCGCCTGCTTCTCATGGCTTCGGCACAGCGGCAACGCCGCCTACGACGAGGCGTGGAACAACCGCCACAAGGGAGCGGGTCCCGTCGTCACCGTCGGTGCGGAAGACGTAGACAAGCGCACCGTCTTCGAGTGCGTATTAGACGATTGAACCAAACAGGACATCAACATCATAAATCAAAAACGACATGGCAATAAAAGCAAGAAATCAGATTACCATCGTAGACCTCAACGACGCAAAGTCCGTGCAGGTCTACTTCACCGCATCGCAGGGCTTCTCGCAGGGCTACAACCCGGACACGAACGTGTACGCTCCGAACTATCCTGCGCAGAACAACGTCATCACCCCGAAGGTGTATGAGAGTGGCGATGCAACGGAGCATTTGGCGAACTGTACGAATGTCGTTTACACGGTCAACGGAACGGCGATCACGGCATCGACGAACAACACGAACTACGCCGTCAACGCAGCCAAGCAGCTCGTCATCAAGGGCAACCTCACGGCAGACCTCAACGTGACGTTCACGGCCGACTATGTGGATTCCGACCGCATCACGTCCAAAATCGGCGGTTCGTTCGCCGTCATCCGCAACGTCACCAGCGGTGCATTGTTCTCCGTCGTGCTGACCTGCCCGAAGGGAAACATCTTCGATGCGGCTCATCCCGGCGACCTGACCGTCACGGCGCAGTGCTTCCGCGGCTCCGTGGCCGACAATGCAGGAAACTCATTCACATGGGAGCAGTTCGACACCGCATCGGGGCAGTGGAAGGCGGCGGCATCGGGACGTGCCAACGGTGCGACACTGACTGTCAAGCCCGAGGACGTGCTGAACTTCCAGACCTTCCGGGTGCGCGCCCATGACAACGGCGGCAACGGACAGGCACAGGCCGACGCACAGGCCCTCGTGACGTTCCAGGACCTCACCGACCCCTACACCGTGGAACTCTACTGCCCGACAGGCGACAAGATCGTCAACGGAGCGGGGCAGACCACCGTGAACGCACGCGTATGGCAGGGCGGACAGAAAATCGAGGACGAGGCAACGCCGGCGGCGAGCCGCAGGTTCGACTACTCATGGACGAAGTTCGACAAGGACGGCAGGCCGCAGAACTGGAACGGCACGACATCCAACGTCAGGACCGGCAACCCCGTGACCGTCCTTGCGGCGGAGGTCAGCACGAAGACGACCGTCGTCTGCGAGATAACGAAGAAATAACGGCACATACGGAGCTTCCACCGGTCGGAAGCTCCTTCACTACACACACACAAGAACATGGCAGGAAAGATTGTAGCAAGGGGACAGATGACGATTGCGGGCATCAGCGACGGCAAGACGAGCCACCCATACATCCGCTACTCGGATGACGGAGGAAAGACGTTCACGGCGGCGCAGCCGGGGATCAGGCGGCTGTCGTCGTGGGAATGCGAGAAGTACGGAATCAGACCGATTGAGTACGTGGACAACTCTGAATTCGCTTATACGAAGACCGGAATCCTCGGCTCGGACGATGCCGTGATGGAACTGGTCACATCTGTGACGGACTTGATTCAGAAATACTCGATGATGGCAGGGTGCAGAACGTTCAGACCCACGAAAGAGCTGTACATCGGCACTTACAAGACAGGCGGCACGGTGTATGCCGTCGGCGCATTCGGAAACATAGTCAGCAAGACTTTCGCCATCAAGGAGGATGCCGTCTTCTCGTACAGGCTCTCCCGTGAAGGGTTCTGCGTGGATGGAAAGAAAGTCGGCGGAACGCCGGCATACGTCCCGGGTTCAGTCCCGGTGAACGAGATCGCCGTGGCCTCATGGAACGACAACGGCGCATTCTCCCAAAGAATCAGACAGAAGATTTATCATGCCCGTGTGAAAAGCGAATCGCAGGGAAAGGAAACGGAGCTGTTCCCGGCCGTCAATTCCGAAGGCGTTGCGGGTCTGTTCGACAGGGTGGAGAGGAAATTCCATGTTTCAGATCTGAAAGGGAAGATATATGTGAAAGGGGGCGACGTTCCCCCCGACGACACATTCGGCACGACCCCCGGCGAGTGGATGGGCGTCGCATTCTCCGACAAGGGCTACCCTCCGTTTGACGTGAAGGAATACACGTGGAGCAGGACGAAGGGCGACCCGGGCAAGGGCGTGAAGTCGGTCGTGAGGTACTTCGGACTGTCGGACAGCCCGGCGAGAGAGCCGGAGAGCTGGTCGCCGAAGGCACTCGCCCCGACGGACGAGATGCCGTACCTGTGGTCTTTCGATCGCATCACGTACACGGACGGCACGAGCGTGGACACCACGCACGCCGTCGCCGGTACGAAGGGCTCGCAGGCGGAGTTCCACCGGCTGCGCACCGTCGCCGAGACAGCCTCCGTGGGGACGGACAACGTACTGAAGGTGCTGCTTTCCTACGAGATAGAGCACGTCAGGGGAGCGCAGGTGACGGCGGTGGCGGGCGACAGGAAGGGCATCCACGTCACGGCGCGCACGTCAACGGGGGCGGAAATCCCCATGACGGCCGGGGAGCGGAACGAAGGGCATTACCGGCTGGACGACTACTCGAAGCGGGAGAACCGCCCGGATTACGTCGTCGTGGAGCTGAAGGACGCTGCGGACAGGACGCTCGACAGCCGCACGGTGCAGGTGACGATGGAGGCGGCATCGTTCGTGAACGTCATCGGAGACGTGAGGGAGACCGTCTCGCAGCACGGAAGGAACATAACCAGAATAGAGCAGAAGGCGGACGGCATATCGCTGAAGGTGGAGGGGATGAAGAACGGCGTGAGGAATCTCCTGAAAGGAGGCAGGCTGAATGTCTCGTTCTCGACCTACGGACTCCCGTCCGCTTTCCGTCTGAAGCTCAAGCCCGATACCGACTATACGCTGACGGTCTGCGGACGCATCAGCGAGGATGCGCTGAAGAAAGGACAGACGCAGCATACGTACGTCTTCGACAAGGACTGGAAGTGGTCCGCCTCCCTCGGCATCCGGTCCACGTCGGACACTTCGGCATCCGTCACGTTCCGCATACCGGCAGACAGGCATTCGCCGGAAGACTACCTTATCAGCAGCTTTCCGTTCCCGAACCAGGAGCCGAATGGGAAGAACGGCGAGGTGACCGTCAGCTGGATAGTCCTCACGGAGGGCACGCAGGCGGCGGCATCGTGGATTCCGGCAGAGGGGGAGACCGGCGAGGAAAAGGCAAGGGAGGTCGAGGCGAGGCTCGAGAACGGAGAGTTCAGGGTGAAATCCGACAGGACGGTGTTCGTCGACGGCAACGGAAAGGAGACGGTGCTCATCAAGGACGGAAAGCTGTCCGCCGAGCTGATAGATGCCGTGAAGCTCGTCGCCGCCGGCATACGCGCCCAGACGATAGACGCGCAGAACGCCGTGTTCAGGAACATCACGGTGGAGGGGGACAGCACGTTCAGGGGACGGCTCGACGGAACGAGCGGCACGTTCAAGTCGCTCGACTGCCTCGACGGGAAAGGAGAGACGGTCGGCGGCATAGGTTTCTCGCAGGACGGACGGATGTACCTCTCCGGGCACGTTGCGATGAACGGCACGAAGGAGGTGAACGGCAGGCGGGTTCCGTTCAGGTTCTACACGGCCGACGTGTGGTGCAGAGGACAGTTCGGGAACCATGCCAGGACATTCGCCGTCATCAAGGACGAGTTCATGTACGTACACCACGGAGGACATGAAGACACGGACGGCGTGAAGATAAGGATGGACACGGCTACATATGTAACAGGCGGCGATCCGACCGTAACGGCGTACGTCATACCGCTGTACAGCCCGGGGTACAATGGAGCGTTCGGGAGATGGCACGGAACGGTCGTCGACATCGACAACCCGAACGTAAGCGGAGGATACCCGTCCGGGCCGTCTGAACTCGCCGCAGACCCGGAGATTCCGGTCGGCTGTCCGATAGACGTCGTCATCTTCAACTGCACGAAAGACGCATACTACACGTTCTACGACATGCTGGACGGAAAGACGTGGACGGTCATCAACGGAAGCAAGTACAGGAACATACACGTCATAGACCGTGGCGGCGTATGGGACATGCCGGGAGGCGCGACGGCGGAGTACACCTACGTCAGCCCGAAGTGGCTCACTCCGAGGTACGATGACGACGGCAACAGACCGTGGCTCGGAGTCATGCACTCAGGATTCGAACAGACTAATTTATAAAAAACGGAGAAAGGAAAGAAATCATGAAGACAGTATCATCAAGGACAGAGAAGACGGTGGTGGCCGACCTCGGCCGCTTCCGACACGTGGTAAGCTACGAGGCCGACGACACCGACCCGAAGGCCGTCAAGGTCATCCGCCTCGAGGACAGCGTCGTGAACCTCGCCGCACCCGGCGTGGCCGGCACTCCGAAGGGGAAGCTCGCATACGACGGCGTGAGCATCAAGGCGGAGGAGATAGACATCTGCCCCTGCTTCGCCTCCATCGTGGAAGACCTCAAGGCCGTCTGCGTGGCGATAGAGCACGGCGAAAATCTCCCCGACAGGGCGTTTCCGGCGGAGGAGCAGGCGGGAGAGAAACTCGAGGACAGGGAGGACTGACGCATGGATTACATAGGACAGTTCAAGTACGTCACCGGAAGCATCATCAGCGGCATCGTGAGCCTCTTCTTCCCGATAAGGGACTTCATGTACGCCATGCTCGTCGTATTCGTCGTGAACTACGTGTTCGGCCTCGTCGCAGGGATGGTCAACGGAGAACGCTGGCAGTGGCGCAAGTCGTTCGTGTTCTTCCGGCACTGCACGCTTTTCTTCGTCATGACGGCGTCGGTGTTCGTCACCGGGCATTTCCTGCACAACGAGGCGGAGACGGTCGGCGTGGTGAAGGTGCTCTGCGGCGTGGCGATATGGTTCTACGGGACCAACATCGTGCGCAACTGGCGGCAGATGCTCGTCAGCGGCACGACGATGTGGAAGGTGGCGGGGTTCGTCTACTACGTCCTCACGCTGAAGGCCGTCGAACGCATACCGTACCTTTCGGAGTACCTGCGCACGACAGGGACGAAGGAGGGAGGAAACGACAGGATTGAATAAGGAAAGACGAAAAGCAAAAGGAGAGACAACAGAATGGCAAATTTCACACTTGGAGAGATGGTGCAGTCGTCCACGGCGGAGCGGCTGGGAATACAGAACAATCCGCCGGCGCAGGCCAGGGTGAACATCACCGAGACCATACGGCTGCTGGAGTGCATCAGGGCGGAATGGGCGGAGTACTGCGAAAGGCGTTCCCTCGGCACGCCGGCGATACGTATTACCAGCGGCTACCGCTCGGCGGAGCTGAACAGGGCCGTCGGGGGCAAGCGCACGTCGGCGCACCTGTACGGCTATGCGGCCGACCTCCAGCCGGTCAACGGACAGCAGGACGAGTTCGAGAGGTTCTTCGCAACGGAGTTCTCAAAGATGGGCTACCCCTACGACCAGATAATCATCGAACGGTCGAAGACGGCCCGGTGGGTACATGTAGGATACAAGCGTGCCGACGGAAAGCAGAGAAGACAGTGTTTCACATTGAAAGTAAAATGAACATGGAAGAAAAGGAATATGAAGAGAAGATGAGGGCGTTCGTGTACTCGACCGCCTTCTGTGCGGCCGTGCTCGTCGTAGCACTGCTGTGCGGATGTTCGCACAGGACATACGTACCCCTTCAGTCGGTGCGCACGGACACCGTCTACATGGCGAGGAAGGACAGCGTACACGTCAGGGACAGCCTCGTGGAAAGGCAGGTCGTGAACATCCGTGACAGCGTGGCGGTACACGACAGCGTGGTGATCGTCAAGAACGAGCGGGGCGAGGTAAAGGAGCGGCTGATTGTCCGCTACCGTGACCGCTGGCACGCGTCGACGGACAACCTGACGCTCCGGCGGCAGCTGGACAGATACAGGGCGCAGAACGACAGCCTGCGGGCGGCGAGACGTGACAGCGTGGCCGTTCCGGTGCCTGTCGAAAAGAAGCTCACGAAATGGCAGAAGTTCAAGATGGACGTTGGAGGCTGGGCGACAGGTGCGATGTCGGCCGTCCTGATTGCCGCCTGCGCATACGTCCTGATGTGGCTGGCGAGGAAGCGCAGGCTCGTCTGACATGCAGATTCTTGCAGATTCTTGCAGAACTTGCAAGAATTTCCCCCTGTACGCTTGCAGGGAACATGGAAAATCGCTATATTTGCAGAAGGAACGTGATTTAATAGGTTTTTAGTTAGTTTCACAAGGTTCAAGGTTTATTCAGGTTTTTGTATTGAACGAACATACCCCCTGCCATCCGTGAGGACAGCAGGGGGTTTCCGTACATAAAAAAAGGGGGAGAGCCTACACGGCACTCCCCCTGCTGGATTTGAACATCCTCACCACGATGTCGAGCGGGATGCGCATGAGGCCGTTTGATTCTGCGAACTCAACAAGTTCCTTGAGCACTTCCTTTTCCATGTCACCTCCTTCTCAACGTGATTTCATCCCCTACGGCGGCGTTCTCGTACACTTCACGGCGGACGGCAATCTTCTCCGTGGTGTCCCCCGAAGAGAGGATGAGGAAATATTCCGCACCGACGTTCCTGCTCTCGGACGGCAGAACGCCCTTGTCGACGATTTCGCTGTGCGCCGGAATCTCCGACTTCGCCACCACTATGCCTTTCACGTGGTCTCGCCTGCCTGCCGGGAAGAAGGCGAAGGCGACGGCGAACACCAGCAGCGACGCCGCCGTGAAAACCGATGTTGTCTTCTTTTTCATATTCATATCCGTTTTCGTTTTTCCTGTTTTTTCGTCAGGCCGAGTTCCCTTGCGAACCTGCCGAGCGTGGTTTCTCCGCATCCGACCGTCTCCGCAAGCTCCCTGTTCGTCTTCCGTGAATAATTCTCCTTCAGATACTCCTCCACCGCCTCGTCCAGCACGTAGCCGAACCCCTTGTATGACGACTGTCTCATGTTCCTACTCCCCTGTCTCCTCGTGGTACTTTCGCAGAGTTTCCTTCACTCTCCTTGCGGCTTCCTCGGCCTGCTCTCTGGTGCGGAAGTAGTTACCAAATTCGTACCTCTCTATATCCTCAGGGAGACCACCTTCCTCATCTCCCACTACGTGTCCTCGTTCGGTAATACAGTAGTAATCCTCACCCTCTTTCGCTCTCCATCTAATCTTCTCTACTCGCTTCTTTTCTGCGTTCCAGCGTAGTCCTTGCTCTTTCATCTTGTCGAACAGGAGCCGCTTTTCTTCTTCGGTGGCGTGGCGGAAAGCACGTATATTCCAACCAGTGTTATAGTTATGCATCATATTAAAATGCGAGTTAAAACTTTCCGATGAGCGACTCTCTTTGTATATCAACATTAAATCGTCGTATACAGAGTGTAATACGTCTCCGTCCTCGAATTTTTGCTCTCTCTCAAACACAACACTTCCGTCCTTGACGACCGCCTTGCAGCCCTCGGGGATGGCGATTGTATCGCCGCTTTGTAACTCTACTTTCACAATTCTTCTATTTATAGTTGTTCTAATTTATACTTGCATTCCCTCTGGGTATTTTGTCTTCTGTGCTCGATAATTTTTACCCGCTTTCTTGCCACATTTTGGGCACACCTTATTGGGAATTACTTCATTATGGTAAAACACATCGTCATATCCATAGCCCTTAGTGGTATATCCACAATGTTCACACTCATATATGGCCTGAAAATCTCGGCGATATTGTGATATTATTTTCTTTATTTTCATACTATTTACTTTTTACGTTTCTTTTTCCTCTTACTTGCGTAGGGTGTTGACCCTGCACGTGATTTACTCTTTCTGTTAAGTAGATAACTGCAATCTATCATTTCCGCATGGTTTAAATGCAGAGGAAAGATGTACTCTCTTTTTAGTTCTTCCATACGCTAATCAATTAATTTCACTGTTGCATCACACTCATCCCATGGACTAAGCATGGGAATGATGACAATACGTATATCATCATTTACAATGAATTCGCTCGCTTCCATCCGATGATTATTCGTCATTTTCACGGAGGTTATGTCAAGGAAATCCATTGCTTGTTTCAGGGTTTGAAGCCGATTGGAAAAGAAATGAGCAGACCCTACTTCGATTATAACATTCTTTGCTTTTTCATATTCAATCTCCCCAGCACCGTCACAGAACGGGCAGTCACATATACGCTCATGGGTGTTCCCGAACCTGTCTGTGTATTTGTAAATCAAATCACCACTTCCTCCGCATTCCTCACATTCTACCATATCTCCCACCTTGAATATCTTGTCGAATTTACAGCGTGCTTCCAATGCTTTGCTTAATGCTTCAATGGTGATAGTCTTTTCGCAAGGATGTCCTAACTTTGGCATCCGTAATGTTCCTTTAGGATATTCGCCGGCAAGAATTTCGGGCTTTATCCTGATAAGGACATATCCATCCGTACTCCATACCTCGTTGTATTTCGTGTTGAAAAACGGGGCAGAACGAAAAGGATTAGAATAACTTTTGTCACAGAACTTATCCAAAAGTTCCGCTTCATTCTTTATTTTCATAATAGTTACTTTTTACGTTTCTTTTTTCTCTTGCCTGCATAAGGTGTTGGCGATAGATGTGGCATAATACAAATAGGATGATAATCTCTTAGCTGTTCTTTTAAGAGCTTAGCTATATTATTTGTATCCACTTCTATCTTTGGAATTCTTTTTAATTTTTCCATACACTTAATCTACTAATTCAAAACTATACGCTACCACCCACGGATTGCGCTCCCATGTGCCATTGCCACTGATTTTGTCAATGAGTGAAGCAAAGGCTTCACGTGCGGTTGGGAATATAGACAAATAACCTTCTGCCTTTCTTTCAAAAGCATATACGGATTTGCCGAATCGATAAATTCCCTCACGCATAATATCATCATCTGTTATGCTTTGTAGACGTTCTACCTTGACATCTGTAATCTTGATGTGGTGGGGAAGCAGGTCGGACTTGACAAACATCTTGTTGGTGTTTCCAGCCTCCTCCCTTCCGAACTTGTCGTATTGCGGTCTGCCGACGGCGTTGTAGCTTTGTGCCACCGCTACCACTTCGCCTACCTTGTAAGCTGGATAGTTCTCCTTTGGCAAGAAGTAAGTTTTACCATCGTAGTCAAAGAGCCATTTTCCATTGTCAAAAAAGACTTTTGACGGATATACTCGGATTAGTTTACCATCGACCTTTTTATCTAATGTCAGGGTAAGTTTCCTCCTTGTCATTGTCTTTGTCCCGTCAAGCACTGCCTGCGTGAGGCAATACTTATCATTAAACATTATCTTCTTAGTCATACTCTTCTAATATTTTAGCTTTAATCTTTTTTGCGTTTGCAAATGAACCTCTCCAAGGCAAGCATCCATCATACACGGTAGCCCACGGCAGATACCATGCACGTTTCACTTCTACCTCGTATAAACAAATGCCTGCTTGAACTATTCTGACTTTCATACGCTTTACTTCATTAATTCTGGGTTATCGTGAATATTACCCACAATTTCCATTACCTCATTGTCAGGCACTCCGTCTATAACGCTCGGGTATAAACGGTATCCATTCCAATTGAAACACCAACCGCTTATACGGATAGGGTTGCCGTCCGGCACAAAATTGGACAACGGTCTTAATATTCTATCTTCGCTTGCCCATTCTACTACAAAATGTCGTATAGTGCCGTCGGGCACTTTGAAACGTAGTATATCCCCCTCAAAGATTTTCTTTCCGTTCTTGTCCTTGAGACCTGTGTACTGACCGATGGTGTCAGGGTTGACCTCTCGTGCCTTTCGGGACGTGTTATTGACGTTCCGTGATATGTAATGGCAATTTAAACCCTCGTTGTGGGTGTAATCTCCGTACACCCACTGATTTGTCGCTTTGTCTTTTCCTCTGAATAATATTTCACGCTTCATATCTTATTTATTTGCTACGTTGTTCGTAAAAAGCTATTGAATTTTTGAGTTTCTCAACAATCATGGCATTGAGTTCTTTCCAATCCTCCTTACTGTTTGTGAACAAATACCACTCTTTTAATTTGAGATTCTCGTTGTAGAACTTCGGACATCCGTCCTGTAATTCATTCAAGAATATTGAATACTTGTCGTTGTGTGGATGCACACACACAAACTCTCTTCTTACGACATTGTGGTCTGCAATTGCTACTATAATATCACCTTTTGTAAGTTGACTAATTTCTGTTATTCTTTTCATGTTACTTTGCTTAAACAGTTCTTGTCCCTTTGTCTGACTTCTGATAATAGCGTTGTGTCATTTAATGAAACACATCCATATTGTATGTTGCCCTTTGCCTGAAGTATGCCCAAACAGCGGTTTCCGCCCGATAACCTCGATTATCTTATCAGTCGTTATCTGCTGTTCGTTCCATTTGAATATAAGAACTCCGTTAGGCTTCAGAACTCGCATACACTCATCAAATCCCTGCTTTATATCATTCTCCCATGTCGGGAACAGGCGGCCGTATTTCTTCGCCAGCCATGATGATTTGCCGAGATGTAACAGGTGCGGAGGATCGAATAGAACCAGACGGAAACTATTTGCCTTGAACGGCATATCTCTGAAATCACCGACCACGTCAGGCATGACTTCCAAAGTACGCCCATCGCAAAGTGTCGTATATTCCTGCCGAATATCCATAAATACAGCATCAGGATTATCCCTGTCAAACCAGCACATACGGCTTCCGCAGCAGGCATCTAATATTCGTTTCATGTCGTTATTGTCTTTTTAGTTTCAAATATCTGCAAAACGGTACCAGCAGGTAGTCTGTAAGATTTACATAGAAGCCTTTGAACTCGTCGCCGTCTGCAAGGGTCTTGAATACCGTGTATGGAACATACAGCAGATATACAAGTGGAACTGAAACGACGGCAAATATCCAGGAGCACACAATGAGCCGATTAACCCGATGTACTCGCCTGTATGGTATATCCCCATCACTTGTTTTGTCTTGACACCATGTTACTTCCGACAGTTCATTGAAATTGCCGGATGTTTCTCCACTTTCAAGACCCGTGTTGAGCCATATTCTTTCTGGAATGTTCTTCATTGTCTTTCACTCCTTTACCTTTATTGGTATTCCGTATCCGTCCATAGCCCCTAAGACTATTATACATCCAGCCTCTACCTTGAAACCTGCTTTAACGTATCCGTCAAAGTCGATTTCGATATAACCATTTTTATTTGGAGTATTTACTCTTTTCATATCACCTCCTTGTGTTAATTGATTGAACTCTATGTGTTTGATGGCCAAATTTGCCAACCTTTGTGGTGTACTGATATTGTGTCACTCCATTTGCATTAGTGAAATAAATATACTCTATACCGTCACGGAACCGATAGACCTTTACGCCGTTGCACTCGAACAAGAACAGAACATCGTAATCTTTCAGCCTTTGCTCATACTCTTGCTTCCGTATCTGCTCCTTTGTCAGCTTCGGCTTAGGAGGCTCTGGCTTTTTCCTAATCTCATAGCCACAAGAACTGACTACAAAAGCTAACACTGATAATAAAATTAGTTTCCTCATTATAATTAATTTGCCTTAAAGTTATAAATCGGTTTTATCACCTCTACGACCTCGGCTGTAGGTATGATTGCCTTCATAATCTCACTGACAGATTTGTAAACCTGCGGAGCTTCGTCTATTGTAGAACTGTTTACGGATGTCGTATAAACGCCTTGCATGGAATTTTCATACTCTTTCATTGAGACAGTCTCTTTCGCCTTGCTCCTGCTCATCAGTCTCCCGGCACCGTGCGGGGCAGAGCAGTTCCAATCCTCATTCCCCTTGCCGATACATATCAGAGAACCGTCACGCATATTGATGGGAACTATGAAACGCTCGTCTTTCCGTGCGCTTACAGCACCCTTGCGAAGTATCATGTTTTCTATGTCAATATAGTTATGGACGGTCTCGAATACGTCTGCGACATGCAGTCCCATGTATTCCAATATCAGTTCCGCGATGGTCATTCTGTTCAAAGAAGCGAACCGCTGCACAATCTCCATGTCGTTGATATAATCCCCAAAGTCTTTGCCTTC